TTTGAAATATAAAAGCTCTATCGGTAATCCAACTGGAGATGATTCATATATAGTTAAATCATCTAAATATACCGATGTTGGACCACCGTATACTGTTTTAGTCCATATTTGAAAATAACCAGTTCCAGTATACGTTGAAGTGATTGTTGTACTCCATTGATACCAAGTATTCCAATTTGAATTACAACTTGAATTTGAAAAAGTTTCATTGGTTAATAGAGTAGTTTGATTTGCTAGTTCATTAGTATTAATTACAACTGAACACGCACGTTTAGTATAAAATGTAATAGTATATATACTATCTTTTTTAAAGTTAATTGGAATATAGATATAAATTGAATTACCGTTAGCAGCAGATGAAAATCTAGCTGAGTATTTAGTAGCATCAAATACACTTCTATAGTTACCCGTCGCGGATTCATTTCTAACAAAACTCCACACACTAGATGTTGAACTCCACCCAGTAGGTGCTACAGCACTAAAATGTTGGTCTACTAAATAAGTTTGTGTAAATGCAAAGATACTCGTCAAAACAAATATCGTTGCTAATAATAATTTCTTCATATTCTATTTATTTAATTTTAATATTAAATAAATCCACTTTGAAGAATCAACGAAACCCCCATCTACCATGGGCCGGTCGGACTATTATTTTACATATGTGTTTATATATAAAAAGTTTATTATCCCAACAAACTTTTCAATTGTTGCTCTCTGTTCCAAGCAGTATACCAGTTTGCATCAGTTAGAATTATATCGTTAAAAGCAACCAGTACTTTTTCACCATCCACATCTACTTCAAACTTCTTACCAATCTCTTCACTATCTGGAAAAAAAACAAACTTTTTCTTTATACCATACTTGTTACAGATACCCGCAATGAAACCTGGCTTTATGTTGGCGTAATAGCAACTAACGGGAGTTCCATCAACATAAGTGCTATGTATTCTTTTGTAGACGAACCTGGTAGTAATGGTATCTAACAGAACCTCAACACCACCGTTGAGGAAAAATATTTTCGTCTCACAAGCAATGTGTATCTTCTTGTCACTAAGCCGTCTTGCTTTCATTAGCTGCTATTGTAGTTACAATCATAAACAAATCATGGATGTGTTTTTTCGACTCACTCTCAGCATCTCTATTAGTTATATCCTTCATATACTTGTCAATCAGATGAAGCTTGTAGTTTATTATGTCCATCAACTTAGCGACCTTTAAATCACCAACCGTTTCGTATTTGACTTCTTCGTCTGTTCCAATAACATCAAAGTCTGTATAGAAACGGTATCCTCTGTGACAACCATAACTATCTTCTCCTCTATCTTTCCCAGTATAGAAATCCAGTGAGACTACCTGGTTGGTGTACTTCACATTAGTAAAGTTATTCATACCACAAAACTTCATGAAGTTGTCTCTCGACACCATAAAGTCTAAATCATTGGGATTTCTTTTGAATATCTGAACTCCGTTTATTCGATACATACTGAGTGCTGCCGATCCGGTAAGAACACCATCAAGCTCCTTCATCTGTTCAATATATTTGTTTCTCTTCTTTTGATGTGATTTACCAAAGAAGAAAGGAACTTTACCACTAAATTCTTCTAAATCATTCTTCAAAGAAATCTGTCCTTCACCGAATATGATAGAGAACTTTATATCTCTTAAATATCTTTTAATATCGTTAAGCTTCTTTTCCATCTTTTCTCTGAGTTAAGTAAAAAATAAGTCCTGCTAATATCCCACCAAAGTGTGCCCAATGTCCAATCCCATCACCAGCATTCTTCAAACTAAATAATTCGAATAGTATTATTATAATGGAAAAATATCTTACTTTAAGCCATTTGAATCTAAGATAATGAGAGTTGTCTATAATCGCAAATATTGTCAGCATCCCAAAGACTGCACCAGACGCACCAGCCATATTTTCTCCACCGCCATTCATATACATCTGAATCAAACCACCTACTATACCAAATAGAAGATATCCTAAAAGAGTCTTTTCAGTTCCGTATCTTTTTTCAACCGAAGGTCCTGCCATCAAAAGCATTATCATATTTCCATATAAATGATTTACACTACCATGTATGAATTGATGTGTGACAAGCTGCCACAAATGAAATTTACTTCCTAAGTAAAGAGTTAGTGGATCTATAATAGAGATAACACCCTTTGCATCTAATAGCACTTCAAAGCCAAACATCATTACATTGACTGCAATGATTAAAGAAATGATTCTGGGAAATGATATTGTGAATAAGTCACCTCTTTTTATTTTGAGTATTTCTTTATAGACGATTTCAGAATCAATTTCATCTTCACTTAATTCTTTAGACAAAGATGTTATTACCCAGCCTAATACTGGAGTAAGCAAAAAACTGAATATAAAAGCCCAGGGTCTGCCAATCTTTCTTGTTTCACCTATGTTCGCAATTGCATCACATGAAATGACATAGAAGATTGATATAAGAAAGAATATCATTACTTATTTCTGTTATCGATTACTATTCTCATACATCCAGTACATAAAACTACTGGACCATCAGGAGTCATAGCAACTTCTCTTTTACAATTTGATTCACACTCTTTCTTTCCGACTGGTGCAAAGTCTCTCAATGATTTTTTCTTGTCCATAGTTTTATGTATATGTAACAAAGATACGGATTATTTTCTCACTTTAATAATATCATTTGAAAAATAATCCTTAACTCTTTCTTCTTCACCGTATGGTCTAAAATAAAGATGTCCGTCTTTCTTTTTATAGATTATATGTTTACCTGCTTGTTGAACATCAACCGTATCACCAAGAAAAAGTTCTTCTCCAAATTTGTCGTAACATTTAAGACTTACCGTTACGTTTTTAACAATTGATCTATGAAGAATAGCGTTCGCCAATATCTCACATGCATTTTTAGGTGCGTTTCTAACTACACAGTCATTGAAGTCTGCAACGGTATAAGATAAATCGATTCCTTTATTCCATTGCTCGGTTGTAAAGATATGCCAAGCATGAATAAGTATATCCCAAGATTTGTCGAATGGTGGATTTAGATAAGGAATATTGGTGTATTCGTCTACATACCAACCCATTTTGTCTATAGACATTTCTGATTTACTTACTAAGTAATCTGCTACTATTTTGTTGTTGTTTCTTTCCATAACACTATTGTTTATTTGTTTAAACAAAGATAGTGTGTTGGTCTAGCTCTCACAACGGACAATTGTCCACATTATAATATTTTACTGATTTTTATACTTCTTCGAATGGCTTGTAATACCGCCAGCTTTTCCTCTGCGGTCGTTATGTCCTTTTCGGAACTTTTTTCATTGATTACATGTGAAATTGGACTTTTCATAAGTGACTGATGTTTTTTCGTTTGATGCTTGACATCCACCTCTGCTCTTTCGATATGATATTCGATAGTCTTTTCATCTATTACTTTTCTGTTTACCCATAGCCAATCTTCTACTATGTAAGAAGGCATGTTCATAACATCGTATAATTTGTTTTGATCTACATACAAATACCAAAAGTCATCAGCGATTTCGAATATCACCGATGACATCTCGAAAAGTCCACCATAGTTATTTTGGTGTGAGATTATTTTCCATCCACCAATCCTTCCTTCTCTCATTTGTTAAATATACGAAGATTATTATTTGAATTTCTTTTTCAAATCATTAAGATCATCTAAATACATATCCTTAGGATCTGTTTCTTCAAGTTTTTTAATCTCACCTTTCTTAGTAGTGAAGTCTTCCTTCAGTTTTTCGAAAAGCTCTTTAGTCAAAGAGTAGATTGGCATTCTTAAAAGATAGTCGTAAGAGTCATCAATCTTATCAAGTTTCATCTCTACAATTCCTTCAATGATAAGTGCTTTAGAAACATTGTTTATTTTAAGTTTCTCATCTAAGATAGCTTTAATGAATCTACCTCTGTTGCTTAGAATCTTAAGATCGTGATTCATCTTAGCAAGCATGAATGCTTTTCTTTTGTGGTAATAAGAAAGTCTGAACGCAACGAAATATTCTATTATCTCTGAAGTCTTTTCGAATATAAGAAGTTTCCCATTCTCATCTAATGTAGAGAATATCTCAGTAGAAGCTTCTTCTAACTTAAACATTTTGATAAGCTTTTCGTCAGTGTGTTTCTCTAAGTCTGCTCTTGTGAATTTTATGATATATTCGATACTATCTTTACAGTTGTCATCATAAGAAACAATCTCTTTTGAATCACAAAGTTTATCTAATAAATCCTCATACTTCTCGAAAGTCATCGAAGGTGGTAGTTCTGTAATCTTTACAGTAGAAGTATTCAATCTTTCAATCTTACCTCTGATAATCCATCTCTTATGATTCTCTGTGTCTTGTACAAAATCACCAGTGAACTCTCTTAATGAAGGAGCAATCTCTTCTATCTTCTTTCCTGTAAGAATCTTTATACAAGAATCCGTCACACTCTTAACATCTCTGTTTAAGATGTTTGTTGCAAATCCTACTGCGATACCTGAAGATCCGTTTATAAGAACTGTAGGTATGATAGGTAAGAAAAACTCTGGTTCTATACTTTCACCTTCTTCTTCTTTGTAGTTTAGTAAGTCAAAGTCTTTATAGATTAGTCTGAAGTTATCAGATAGTTTTGTACCGATATATCGAGGAGCACCTGCTTGTGGTGATCTTAAAGATCCAAACTGACCATCTTCTTCTAAGAGCGGTGCATTATTTTTAAACTTTTGTGCCATGTTTATGATTGCCGAGTTCAAACTGGCATCACCGTGATGATAGAATACGTCGCTGGCTACTTTACCAGATAACTGGAATATTTTAAGAACCTTTTCATTTCCTGTTTTCCATATCTGATTAGCAACGTGTATTACTTTTCTTTGAGAAGGTTTGAACCCATCTATACACGACGGAATTGCACGTCCTTCAATGGAATACATAGCAAAATCTTTGTATTCTACTGATAAGAATTCTGTTATTGTTTTTTCTGTCATAGTTTCCTATATAGTAAAAAATATTTTTGTTTTTTAGAATATCAATTTAATATATACTAAAACACGAATTTTGTTTATTATGAGAATAAAGAGATACAATAGCTACGTTAACGAAAACTTACTTTTAAAAGACGATCACTTAGAAGATGAACTTAAAAAGATGGGAGTTGAAGGAGAAGAATTAGAAAAACAAGTTGACTTAGCAAAAAAAGGAGAACTTGGTACTTACCTAATCGAAAACGGTAAAGAATTCACGTTTGGAATGCTGAACGCAATATTCAGAGACGCAAAAGAAGCAAAGATTGGTCAAGATACTAAAAAAGCACTTTGGGCTGCACTTCCTAGAGCAATACCTATGGCTTTAGCACCTTTCTTTCCTATAATGGCAATTGTTGGTTTAATATTTGGTAGTACAAGATTATTCAATAAAATAACTAAACCAATATTTAATAATTTAGATCCTGATTCTAAATACACAGACTTTCTTAAAAGCTTTATAAAAACTGTAGTTAAAATACCAGAAGGTGAAGTAGAAGTAGAAGATAGATTTACAAGAGCTTTCGTTGTAGAAGATAGATTAATCGAAGCTTTAAAACCTGAGGTTATTGATGCGTTCACAAACTATTTGAGTAATAAGATGGAGACAGAGCCAGCAGATAAGCCGGTTCCAGACAATTATATTGAGAATGAACTAAAGAAATATCTAAACGACACCTTTGATGTTACTCCAGAAATACCTTTAAAAGAACAAAAATATATTAAATTATTTGAGAAATTCGGTTCAGTTAGATTTGTTAGGTTCAGCCATACTGAGATACCAGAAGGAGAACTAACTCCAACTTTAAGACGTAAGTATCAAGAAATAGACGAAGATACTGAAGGTGTTTATGAGTGGACAAAAAAGCTTGTTGAGAATGGATTCCCAGACAATAAAGTAGCCATTCATTTCATGACAGACGATACTGCCACAAGAGAGGCATTCAGAGCTAAGTTATACGGCCAATATAAATATGAGATTGAATTGAAAGATGCTAATCAAAAAATAGGCTGGACATTCATGTGGCCTATAAACGAATGGTTCTACAAGACAAATTACTATTTAGGAAACGGTGGTAGAATGGAACCTAAATGTGTAGAAGGAAAAGAAGCTTTATCTATGCTCGATTCCAAGATTGGTCATTTAAAAAGTATCAGCTATGATGATTTGACCACAGAAGATTGTGGTGAAATGGCAAAGACACTTTTAGAATCTGGACTAATTGGATTTGGTACAATGAATGATTTAATGAGTTCTAAACTATACAATAAAGAAAATCTCTTTGTTTGGACTTCAAATACCGTTGTTGTTAAGTCTTATTAAATCTCAGAAAGTAAACAAAAAAGATTTTTTGATATATATAAACAAAAAATCGAAATTCAATGTCAGTTGATAAAAAGTTCAAAAAGCTAGACGACATCTCGCACGTTATTCTTAGACCTGGTATGTATATCGGCTCTATCAAACCTCATACGGCCAACAAATGGATCGTGGAAGAAGGAAAGATGACACAACGAGAGATTACATATAACCCAGGATTCCTAAAGATATTCGATGAGATTGTTACGAACTCTGTCGATGAAAGTAAAAGAGAAGGCTCTAAATTAAACACCATAAAAGTAGACTTAGATAGAAAGAAAAACAAAGTCACTATCTGGGACAACGGTGGTATTCCTGTCGTAAAGAACACAGAACACGATGAGTGGATTCCAGAGATGGTTTTCTCAAACCTAAAAGCAGGTTCTAACTTCGACGACACTGAAGAAAGGTCTTGGGCAGGAACGAATGGTGTTGGTTCTACACTTACAAACATTTACTCAAAAGAGTTTAAAATATCTACTTGTGATGGTAAGAATAGTTTTACACAAACTTTCTCTAATAACATGAGAGACCGTACTCAACCAGTAGTAAAGAAAGCAAAAGCAAATCATACAGAAATATCCTACATAACAGACTTAGAGAAGTTTGGACTTACTGATATAGACGATGACCACTACAAAATGATTGAGAAAAGAATCTATGATATTGCAGCTTGTAATACAGGATTGAAGATTTATTTCAATGGTGATTTAATAAACATAAACACATTCGAAGACTATATCAAACTTTATACACAAGAATACTTCTACGAATTTAAGAAAGATAAAACCTGGTCATTAGGTATTGCTCTTTCACAAAACGGATTCCAGCAAGTAAGTTTCGCAAATACTACCGAGACTTATGATGGGGGAACACACGTAGACTATGTGATGAATCAAATCATAGTAAGTCTTAGAGAGTTCTTCTTAAAGAAACATAAAGTAGATATCAAACCATCTGAATTAAAACAACATATGTTCTTATTCTTAGATGCAACGGTAATCAATCCTTCATTCTCATCTCAGACTAAAGAAAAACTTATCACTGAGGTAAAAGAGTTTGGAACTACATTCGAAGTAAGTGCTAAACTTATACAGTCAATCTTAAAGTCAGAGATAGTAAACTCTATCTTAGATTGGATTCAACAAAAGAAGAATGCAGAGGATAGCAAACTTCAAAGAGATCTTAATAAGAAACTTACAAAGATTAAAGTTGAGAAACTTATCGATGCTAAAGGTAAAGACAGATGGAAGTATTCTATTGGATTGTTTGAGGGAGACTCTGCAATCTCTGCATTTAGAAAGTATAGAACACCAGAAACAATGGGTGCCTTCGCACTTAAAGGAAAGTTTGTCAATGTATCTGAAATCACAAATCAAAAGCTGGTTCAGAATGATGAGGCAGTAAACTTAATGGCCTCTATTGGATTGAAACTTGGACAAGAGATAGATGTTAGAAATCTTAGATATGGTCGAGTTCTTATATTCACTGATGCTGATATGGATGGTAATGCAATTTCTGCTCTTTTGATAAACTTCTTCTACAAATACTGGCCGGATATGTTTGAGCGTAAGATGATTTATAAAGTAGAGACTCCAATCGTTGTTGCAATACCAAAAGCTAAGACAAAGAAGAAAGTTCTTTTCTATACACAGAACGAATACAATATTTGGGCTGAACAAAACGACCTAAAACAATTCGAGATAAAGTATAAGAAAGGATTGGCAGCACTTGTCGATGATGAGTATGATGATATTATCAACAGACCTAGACTTACTCTAATAACAAAAGACGAAGCATCAAAAGGATCTTTAGAAACTTGGTTTGGTAAAAGTGCAGATTTAAGAAAGAACGAGTTGTTGAAATGATAGTAGTAACAGACAAGAAGGAAAGAGAAGACGACGTAAAGGTCGCCGATGGATATATTTCTTTGTCTGACTTCAACAAGATGATAAAATCACAGAATAGCAGATTCAATGCTACTATGAGAAGGATGAAGATTCAAAGAGTAATCGAAAAGATTTTTGATACCAAATAGTTTTTCCGTATCTTTGCTTCTATGAGAGATCGTGCGTATCGCAGATATATAGAAGAAAAAAAAGTCATAAGACGACTTAGTAATATCCGTGGGTATTGGTATCGATTTACCGATGCCAACGGTTTATACACAGTTGCACCTACTCTCGCAGACTTTATTGGAACAGAAAACAGCTTTAGATATAAGACCCACACAACTACTAAATGGGATTCTAAATACAAAGAAAAGTATTCTTCTAACAAAACTACTGGCTGGAGGAACAAAGGACAGCTAAGAACAAGAGAAGAGAATAAACTTTTACTGTTTAATATTTTAAAAGAATATGGAATTAAGTAATCTGATACCGGATGGCTCTGATGCTTGGAAAGTCGGTAAGAACCAACTAACATACAAAAAGTATGTCAATATTCCTATTTGTTATATCGAAGATGATGCAGTCTATGTTTTTTTAGACAAAAGAATAGTCAAACCCGTGTTGAAGATTACCAAAAGACTCGTAGAGCTTGACGTAGAGTTTTATTTTACTACACCTGAGTTTTCTAATCCAAAAGGTGTTGAAGACCATAAGAACGCAATAATACATCACTATTTTAGATCCTACATACAAAAAGAGTTCTTCAAAGGATTCGAAGCGATGCAATTTGATCTTATACACAACATGACTAAATGGTGTACTAAAGAAGAATGCATTCCTTTGATAAAAGAAAACTACGAAATAGTTAAAAAGATTGTCAATAGACAAGACTATGACTATTATACCAGTACAAAAAAATACGAATATCCACAAGATATAAGAGACGATTTTGATAGAGTTTATAGAGAGATTCAGATAAACCAGATACTATAAATATATTATATTTCAAAACATAACAGCGATTTTTTTCTATATAATAAAAAATAATAACTGCTATATGTTAGTTGACCTTATCATCGATGGGAATTATATTTTAAGCAAACTGGTTTTTACATTACATAAGAATAATCTACTTTTTGGTGCATTACACAAGTCCCTAGAAAATACTATAAGTAACTACCGCAAATGGTATCCATTTGCCAATATTTACTTAGTTTCCGACTCTAAAGAAAAATCTTGGAGAAAACAATACACAAGTGCATACAAAGCCACTCGAAAAAAAGACACCGACATTGACTGGAACTTCGTCTACGAAACCTATGGTGATTTCAAAAAAGGAATCGCAGCAGGTACTAAAGTATTAGAAGCACCTCACGTTGAAGGTGATGACTGGATTTCTTTCTTAGTTGAAAGAGCTAATAAAGAATCTCGTTCTACAATCATAGTTTCTAATGACTATGATATCAAACAAATAGTAAACTATGGTTTAGACCCTCTTTACATAAACATCATGTCTAACGAGATGTTCAACAAAGAGAAATTGTTTCTTCCTCAGAACTATCAAATATTCTTGAACAAAGTATCTAAGCTTCCAAACGACGATATCTTTGAACTGAACGACAATACAGAGTTTTTAGCTCTTATGGATAGATTCATAACTAAATATGAACTAAACGAGATAAACCCTATCGAATCTCTTATGATAAAGATTATATCTGGAGATCAAAGTGATAACATCTCTTCTGTTTGGAATGTAACTAAAAACGGTAAGACCAGAGGTATTGGCTCTAAAGGTGCCAAAGGAATCTATGACTCTTATATCGAAGAATTCGGTGAAGTAAACTTAGCTGATCCAGACTTACACGAAAACATCGCGGATTTAATCTGTGAGAAGAAAAAGTTGAGCAAGTCCAAGATTGAAGAAATCGTAGAGAACATAAAAGGAAACTTCAAGCTTATCGATTTGAGACTTCACAATCTTCCAGACGAGATTATCGAAAAGATGGAGACCGGGTATGAGAACGTTGGATAACACAAAACTTAAAGAATATGAAAAGAAGTGGACTCCTGTAATAGAAAGAGTCTTCTCTTCATTGAAGAATCGTTCTATACTAAGAATGATCTGCTACTATAGTGAGTGGGTTTCTTCAGATACTGAACAGGATAAAACAGGAGTACCTAAGATACTTTCTAATTTAAAAGAAAAATTAGAGAGCTTTGATAGAATAGAGGTAGAGTGTAAAGTCTACAATCCGGCGACTGGTATATTCGAGTTCAAACTGAAGAACGGTAAGTACGTTCCAATAGATACAGAGTTTGAATATAAACTTTCCGATGATGAGATGATAGAATTATTTGGAATAGACTTCTTGTCTAAGGTAGACAGAGTTTGGTCAAGAGAATACACACTTAATAACCTGCTTAACAATGGCTGAAATAATAGATGTCGCCAACGCGATATTCAAATTCAAAAACGACTGGATATATACAAACGATAAAAAGAAAGTAAACGATGAAGATAAAGAGAAGTTCTTCTTTATCTTCAATCGATACTTTTCTAAAAAATATCCTCAAAAAGCACAACTTTTAAACTTAAAAACGATAGATAAAGCAACTGCTATGGATCTTTGGTTTCATTTTATGAAAACTCAACCATATCCAGATTGGTTCTGGTCGAAAAGTCCTAAACAGGAAAAAGATATGCCAGAAAAAGAATACAAGCAACTTCTTAGACATTTCGCAATAAAAGAGTCAGACTTAGATTATCTGATTGATAAATATCCAGATTTTATAAAAGAAGAACAAACTTACTTAAAGAAGTTAGAAAAAGGAAACTAAAAAACAACAAACGAATATGAAAATAGTTGAAAGAGAGTCCACATTAAAGTGGTACGTACTAAGAGCACAAAGCAACAGAGAAAAATCTGTTTCTGAAAAGCTAATCAAAGAAGGAGAAGTAGGAGACCTTATGGGTAAACTTGGAAGAGTCATCGTTCCTATTGAAAACTCATTCTATTTGAAAAACGGAAAGAAAGTAAAAAGAGAGAAGATTAAATTCCCTGGATATATCTTTATCGAGACCAACGCAATCGGAGAACTTAAATATTTCTTAAAAGGACTTAACGGTGCTCAAGGATTCTTGACAAGTAGAGCAGGAGACATACTTCCACTTACACAGTTAGAAGTTGATAGAATGATTGGTGAACAACAAAGAGTAAAAGAAGAAGTCGAAGTTGAAGTAAGATTCATCGTTGGAGAAGAAGTTCAGATATTAGATGGACCTTTCAATACTTTCACTGGAAAGATTGAGCAAGTAAGCGGAGAAAAAGTAAAAGTTGCTGTTTCTGTATTTGGTAGAATCACTTTAATCGAGCTTGGAATAAACCAGATCGACAAAAAAGCATAATGAATGATAGCCAACACCAAAAGAATCTTTATGAAAAGATACTTCAATCGTCTGCGTACATAAACAAAGTCGCAAAAAGTGGTGCTGGCAATTATATCATTACCTCAAAGCAAGTCTCTGATATGATTTCTGAGATAATGACGGAAAGAGTTGAGGCCAGAAAGAAAAAGATAATAAAGATACTATCATGGAACAAGTAGGCGACAGAATCATACTTGAAGGAGTTCTTCAGCAGTTTGATAGGCTCGGCTCAAATGGTCGAATCTATCCAGAAACATATCATGCAGAAGCATATGAAAGGCTTATCAAAAGACTGATTCCTGATAAAAGGATGGAAAAGATAAATTCATTGAGAAACTCATGGAAGTAGAAAAGGTAAAGGAAATTATGAACAAGATGGGTTCTATGATAAATAGTGGTCAGCCTATGTTTTCCAAAGAATATCTGATGAGAATGCTTGGCTTGAAAAAGAATGATTTAAGAATGAATAAGATAAACAAAATGTTCAATGAATAAGCAAGAAAGATACGACAGAACTTATTTGAATATGGCGAAGGAGTGGGCCAAGCTTTCTCATTGTACCAGAAAGCAGGTAGGTGCTCTTATAGTAAAGAATGGTATGATTATATCAGATGGATATAACGGAACCGCAGCAGGTCAAGAAAACGCTTGTGAGCTTGATAATGGTGAGACTAAATGGGATGTTATCCACGGTGAAGCCAATGCCATTTTAAAGTGTGCTCGTCACGGACATTCTTGCGAAGGTGGAACTCTTTATCAAACACATTCTCCTTGTAGAGATTGTTCAAAACTTATTCTTCAATCTGGTATCAAAAAACTTGTTTACGTAGAAGAATACAAAGACATAACTGGGTTAGACTTTCTAAGAGAAGCTGGTATTGAAATAGTAAAATATGATTGGCTTTGAATAATTTAGGAGATAATTTTCTAAACGAGTTAGAAAAGCTAAGTGAATACTTTTCATATGAAATGGAAATTGATGAGGCGATGGCACCGGTATTCAAATTCAAACATAAAAGTACTAAAAAAGAATATTCATATAGGTTAAGTATGATTGATATAAAAAATTATGGTGGTCCTAGTGTGGTAAAAATGCTTGATGAATTGAAAAGTGAAATAAGAGAAGATAAACTAAACGATTTAGGAATATGACACAAAGAGAATTTAACGTAGAGTTATTAAGAAAAGGTGAAATGATATGTAGAAATAGCCAATTCTGTAAAGTAAAAGATATTGGCGTACATAATCGTATGTTTGGTGCAGATCAAATGGCAGAGCTCGACTCTGTATGTGCGGTATTTGCGGCAGAGGTTTGTGACACTCCTTGGATTGTAACTAAGACAATGAACGTAGAGTTTGTTAAAGCAATCTCTGCAAATCAAATCTATAAGACATATGTAGGTATTAAAAAGATTGGTAATACATCAATAACACTTACGGCAGAAATAAGAACACATTCTGTTGATACCGAAAAAGAAAGTATTGCATTAAAATGTGAGACAGTATTTGTAAGAATAAACGAATATGATGAAGCGATTAAGATAAGCGACAATGTAAGGAATAAATATCCTGAACTAAGTATAAAAAAAGAGAGCTAATGCTCTCTTTTTTTATATTATGGTAAGTCCCATTTTATTCTTTTCAAATATGGCATTGAGTTCTACCAGTTTTATCGGTTTAACTTCCCCACTATTCGTATTCGATCCTATCCAGCAATAAACCTTCTTTCCTATATACAAAACTTTGAAATAACTACTTGGTATTGTTATTCTAGAATTTGGAAGTGGCTTACACGTCGCGTCGTAGATAACTCCTGTTATTATAGTAGCATTTGATTTGTACTTTAGAATAGAGTCTTCTACAGATGCTTCTAAACTTTTCCAGTTTCCTCTATTGAACTTAGCTAGTTGTGGTGCTTGATTGTATAGACTAAACGATCTGTGATTCAAAGTATCATCATAAGATGTTATATGAGAAGGAGTTAAGTGTCCTAAATCATATCCAGTTCCTTTATAAGCACCTTTATCCATCTTCTTGTATTTGTCTTGAAACCAGTTATCATCACGATCTTTATCAAGTTTGAATTTAGAATAAGACACTGAATGTCTCGATACCATTGGAAGAGTATCGTTGCTTAAATAAAGAATCATATCTCCATGATTCAGAATAAGTTTGTTCTTGGTTGCTACAATCTGAGACATAAGAGTCGTAGAAAGCAACGTCATTAGTAATAGTAGTATTGTTTTTTTCATAGAGATATATATTTAATATCTCTATCTTCTATTGACCTTTTATCAACTTTATTATATCTAAATAACCATCAATTTTGTTGTAGATAACAAACTCTAATGGTGTGTAGACGTTATTTTCGTGATTTCTTGGACCATACACTACCTCTACTGTTTCAGGATCTAAGCCATTGACAAAACCCATTGGACATTTCTGAACCAATGGGGTATATACTTTTGAGTATCCAATAGGAATCATTCTATCATAGAAGTCGATGTCGTCAAACTTTTCTTCTAATCTAGAATCGACAAAGCCATAGTATCGCATCCATTCTGCTTCTATCTTCGCCAGTTTAAATATTTTTTCATTCATACCACAAAGATATGTAAATAAATCTAAATACCCAAATCTTTAAGCTTGTTGTCTCTTAATGTAGAAATAGATATACCTTTACAGATATCTGTAAGAATGTCTTCAACTACTTCTATCTTTGGATCTAAATCTGAACAGAACTTCTCGATTATTAAATCTCTTAAAACAATTACGTCTTTGTTCTTATAGACGCCAATGTTATATCTTCCATTAGGAAGAGTGGCGTTCGTAATCCATAAACTATTTTCCTCTAATCGCCATTTGTCGTCTGACAATGTGTACTCTATATTCATTTCGAATACAGTATCATCAGACCCCTTCGTCTCCATCTTTCTTTTGTATGTTCTGGTCTTTAAATTTGGATTATCCTCTGTCCAAACCAGACTTCCGTTTTTGGTGGCAGAGATTAGTGTTCTTACTATATCATTTAGTTGTTCTTTCATATTCCAATTTTTTCCAGTTTTTGATTTCTTATCTCAGCGAAGAATATCTTATCGAAATGCTCTTTTATAAATACTTTGTTTCGATTGGTGTAATCAGACAACTGAAATGGACTCTCAACATAGCTACCATCTTCATTTCTATGAATATAAAGACGCCAATCGTTATCACTACCTTTTTTATATGTGAATAGAACCAGTGTATAGTGTTTATCTTCCATATAGTCTGGATAATACTTATACTCTCTTACATAACCGACTTCAGTATCTTCTTGCTTAACAAGCTTGAAACCTATTTCTAAAAACATATTTATCATATACCTAACTCTTTAAGTCTATCGTCGTCTCCTACTTTAAACTTAGCCTTTGAGTACTTTAAATTGGCTTCTATACTTAATGACGGCAAGGTCTTTAGCTTTTGCTTCAATCTCTGTATCAAATTCGAGACCATACGTTTGAATCTCTTCATAAATGTAGTCTGCGTGTGCTGTTGCTCTTCCTGTTGCATCTTCTAATGTCTTTGGTGAACTAATATGTGTCAATGGCTTTACGTTCCAAGTAGAGTGTGCCAATCTAAGTGCTTCTTCCATAGTTTGGTCTTGTGGACCATAGTTGAAGTGATGTTGGTCGAATACGATTGGAATACCAATCTTAGTATGAACCAAGTCGTGAAGTATCTTCACAGAATATTGATTTGGACTATCATCGTTCTCTAATGTCAATCTAGCTTTACAAGAGTCTGATAAAAGTGCAAAACCATCTACAAATCGCTGTGCTGCCTCTTCTCGTGTTGGCTTAGTTGTGTTGATGTGAATATTGATTGGATAGTAGTGAGTCTTATCGAGACCTATCAAATCCATAAGCTCTGCGTGTTTGTTAAGTTCATCGATTGTCTTAACGACAACAGAAGGGTTCTCACTCGCCAAAACGTTGAAAGGGCCAGGATGATATGATACTCTGATGTCGTTGTCTTTGATAAAGTCACCAATCTTCTTCATCAGACTATGAATGTATGTGAAGTTTGGTAAGTCTTCAAATTTGTACTCTGTCATCCACGGAAAAGAATCAGAAGACAATCTATAGACATAGATGTCGTTCTTTATGTTGTATTCGAGTACCTTTAAAGTATCTTTTAGATTCTCTACAATAAGTTCTGAAGCATAGGTAATACCTTTGGCTAAGAAAGTTTTCTTGACCATTCCTCTGTTGACTTGTATCTGTTCTTTCTTTTTCTTACCGACATTACATCCCATAGGTATGCAACAATATCCTATTCTATTCATAAGCATTCGTATCCTTTTGATTGTTTTAGTTTATCTATTATGTCTTCGACACTTCCTATAAAGGTATATATTGATGCGTCTTCGTCAAAGAAAAGCGGTTTTATTTTTTCAAAGAACCTGAAGTATCTTTCTCTTGAAAGGAACGTCGTTATTTTATAAGCAGCGTCGTTCGCTTCATCTTCAGTCATATCGTACGCCATAGTAGAACCCACGAAGTCACTATCATGCTTCGCACCAACTTCTTTACATAGAATGCCGATGAACTGCTCTGTACTTATGTTGGTTATGAATTCCGATCCGGAGTTCGTCTTTATAGTCCTGCTCATAACTTTATTTTTCACAAATATACAAAAAAAAACGCTATCAAAGCGCTTTTTTTGTTGTTCCTATTTCTTTTCCTTCTTCCATCATCCTGACCGGAAATCCCCAAAGATATTCTACGTGAGGCAGTACCTTAGATATTGACCCTGAATCCAGTGATCGCTTGTTGACCTGAGTGTGTTCTAATGTAAGCGTTCTGTCTCCGTATACGTCTATGTCATAGACCTGTATGTCAGGAACGTATCTACTTCGGTTGTAAGATTCAGAAAGTGTTTGTCTAACTTTTTTATATCCGTATTCGTCATGTATTGCAGAAACTTCGTAGTGTGTCGCCTCTTCTTCGTCCGTAAGGCAGAAAAGCTTCATGTCTCTTATCACCTTTGGAGATAGGTACTGAAGAACGAAAGTCTCGTCTTTGAAGTTCTCTACAATATATCTAAAAGTTTCTGACCAATTTCCTTTTCCTGCTATTTCTGGAAACCAATTTTTGTCTTCTTGTGTAGGATTCAAAGACATCCTCTTCAAATCTGTGAATATGTTGAATCCCAGTGTGTATGGATTTAGTCCTGAATAGTAGTTAGAATCAAAACCTGGTTGAAATATTACATTTGAGTGATGATGAAAGAACTCTAACATAAAGTCATCACCTAAATATCCTTCTTCATACATCTTATTGATTATCTCATAATGTGTGAATGTGGCACAGCCTTCATTAGTGACTTTAGATTGTCCTTGTGGGTAGAAATATTGAGAAGTCTTTCTTACGATTCTAACAAGCTCTCTTTGCCAACCTTTTAACTTAGGAGAGTTCTTTTCTATGAAATAAAGAATATTTTCTTCCGGTTGCTCAGGAAATCTTCTTTCTTTTGCAATTTCTTGCTTTTCCTTAGGAAGAGTTCTCCAGATATCGTCTAAAAAGACCTGATCATCTTCTAATTTCTTTTTAAGTCTTTCTTTTTCTTCGCCTGGTGATATCTTTCTTGGCTTTTGATATTTATCTACACCATAGTTCATAAGAGCATGACAAGAATCCAATACCGCCTCTACTTCATCAAAACCATATTTCTCTTCACATTTAGTCACAAAGTTCTTTGCAAAGACCATATAGTCTATTATTGCATCTGCCTGAGTCCATTGTTTGAATAGATAGTTGTTTTTGAAAAAATGGTTGTGGCCGTATGCGGCATGTGCCAAAACAAGTACCATTAAACAAGTAGTATTGTCTTCCATGTTATATGATATACAAGGATTTGAATTTATAACAAGTTCATAAGCCAATCCCATTCTACCTTTTTTGTAGTTGTTCTGGTTCATAACAAAGTCTTTTCCAAACTTCCAGTGATTATATGAAATAGGAAGTCCAATAAGAGAATAAGCATCTAACATCTGTTCGGATGATATTATCTCAAATTGATTTGGATAGGTTTCCAAACCAAGATACTCTTCTGCTATTCTAGAAACTACCTTATCTGCCTCTATTATTGTTTCTTCATCCCAATCTGATCGGGAAAAAAGTTTTTTTAAATCTGCTTTATCCATTATGCTGTCTTCTTTTTAAAGAAATCTTGAAAGACTTTCCAGATTCCACCTACTTCATCAATTTTACCTATTTCAAAGTTATTTCTTTTATCAGCAATTGTTTTATAACTTTGCCATAAGTCACCTTCACTTCTTCTACATATCTCTATATAAATCATATATTGTACAGAGTTTAATATATCAGCATCCAATATTCTGGCACAATCTACCGCGTCCGATCTATCCCAAACATCACCATCAGATGCTTGAGCAGCATATATGTTCCAATCTTTAGAATATCTTTCTTTTATGATTTTACTCATCAATTCCAATGCAGAAATAACAACCGTACCACCACTTTCTCTAGAGTTGAAGAACTCTTCTTCATTTACCTCTTTTGCGACCGTAGTATGTCTTATGAAAACCATTTCAATCCTTTCATATTGTTTAGTCAAAAACATATAAAGTAACATGAAAAATCTTTTTGCTATGTCCTTTTCTTTTTCTCCCATCGATCCAGATACGTCCATAACACAGAACATCACAGCAGACGTTACAGGAACTGCTACTTTTTCGAAGTTGTTGTATTGAAGGTCGACCTCTTCCATGAAAGATACTGAAAGCTTCATCTTCTTTAGCTTATCCAACTCTTTCTCTAACTCAGCAATCAAAACCAAATCAGTCTCGGTCTTCAACTTATCCTCTATCTCCTTTATCTTCTTGTCGAAAAACATACCTACAGCCATTCTTCTAGCCATAGAGTTTTTGTAGGATCTTGTTATATTTAACTTGCTTGGATTTCCGTAGTTGGAATATCCTGCTCTCTTTTGTTTAAAGTCTACTATTGAGTTTAGATGTTTCTTAACCATGTCTGGTAGTTCTAAATCAGCGAAGAAGTAGTCTAAAAACTCTTCTCTACTTATCGTAACTGAAAATTCATCTTCTGTTGGGTCGCCATCTTTCGAACCTTTCTGACCTTTTCCCTTTCCTTGTCCACCTTTTGGCTTTTCAATAGTATCTCCTTGAGTGTATTCTTTATTTCCTGGATGAACATGCTTTTTATCACCACTATCTTTATCATAGTGAAATTGTGGTTCACCTATTCCTTTAACAGGAACTTTTATATTGCCGTTGGAAGAAGTAAGATCTTTTACATTAGTATTTTTGACGATGTCTGGCAATGCTTTCTTAATCTGATCCTCTACTCTTTTAAGCAATCTCTGTCTGTTTTCTGAAGATTTCCCTTTAGAGTTCTTTCTTCGATCTACTATATTTATTGACATCTATCAGGTTTTTAATTTTTATCATACGAAGAAGGTGCTTGATGGAATCTAATTCGATTCCACCATAGCCCGGTCTTCTATATTTTTTTAACATCATTATGAGCTTTTTCTAACTCTTAAATACCAGTCAGTTAATAGCTTAATTTGTTTGTTAGTGTATCCTCTTTCAACCATTCTATCGATAAACTCAGAATGTTTTTTATCTTCTTCTTTAGATACTTTTCCAGTAAATGAGATTACAGGAATCAAATCTTCTGTTTTAGAGAATATTCTTTTTTCGATAACATTCTTGATTTTCTCATAAGAATCCCAAGATGGTGCTGATCCATTTTTAGCTTTGTGTCTTAAATAGAACTGAACTAAATCGTTTCTGAAATCTTTAGGATTCGCAATACCTGCAGGTTTTTCAATCTTTTCAAGTTCTTCATTCAAAGCTACTCTATCGAATTGTTGTCCTGTCTCTGGATCTCTATAGTCGTTATCTTGACACCAATGGTCTGCATAAGTAATATATCTTTCGAATAAGTTTTGTCCATACTCTTGATAAGAATCAACATAAGCTTTTTGAATCTCATCTCCGATAAACTCTGCATATTTTCCGCTTAGTTTAGATTTCAATATGTTAAGATAGAAATCTTCAGTTTCTTTTGGCATTTGTGCTTTAACAATCTCATTTTCAAGAACGTAGAATAAATGAACTGGATTAGCAGCAAGTTCTTCAGAATCGTGGTTGAATACTTTAGAAAGAACTTTAAATGCAAAACGAGTTGATATTCCATTCATTCCTTCAGTAACACCGGCATTATCTTTATATTCTTGTAATGATTTAGCTTTAGGATCAGACTCTTTTAAGTTCTCACCATCATAGATTCTCATCTTTGAATATAGATTAGAGTTTTCAGGAACTTTCAATCTTGTCATTACAGAGAATTGTGCCAATAAGTCTAAAGTCTTTGGTGCACAAGGTGCTTCAGATAAAGAAGAACCTTTAAGAAGTTTTTTATAGATTTCTACTTCTTCATTTACTCTCAAGCAATAAGGTACTCTTACGATGTAAACCCTGTCTAAGAAAGCTTCGTTCTTTTTATCATTTGAGAAAACATCCCATTCAGACTCATTAGAGTGTGCTAAGATAATACCTTGAAAAGGAATAGCTGGTAAGTTTTCTGTACCATTGAAGTTTCCTTCTTGAGTTGCAGTTAATAAAGGGTGTAGGACTTTGATAGGTGCTTTAAACATCTCTACGAACTCCATCATACCTTGGTTTGCACGACAAAGAGATCCTGAATAGTTATAAGCATCTGCATCATTCTGTGGAAACTCTGCCAACTTTCTTATATCTACTTTTCCTACTAATGCTGAAATGTCTTGATTGTTTTCATCACCTGGTTCTGTCTTAGCAATACCGATTTGAGACGCGATAGACATCTTCATTTTTCTCACTTTGAACTTAGAGATATCACCTTCAAATTCGGCTAATCTTTTTGTTGCCCAAGGAGAAGCACATGAAGGAACGTATCTTTTTGCGATTCCATATTCATCCTCTAACTCTTTTCTGTAGTTTGCGAAAAGACCAAGTGGACTTTCCCACACAGGAGATACTTCACCATCAGCAACAAGCACATACATAGTGCTTCTTTCCATAAGTTGCTTCAACCTTTCAGCCAAAGATGACTTACCTCCACCTACTGGTCCTAAAAGGTATAGTATTTGTTTTTTTTCTTCTAATCCTTGTGCGGCATGTTTGAAGAAAGAAACAATTTGTTCGATAGTTTCTTCCATTCCAAAGAATTCGTTGAATGCAGGGTATCTTTTGATTACTTTGTTAGAGTAGATTCTGCTCAGCCTTTCGTCTAATTTAGTATCGACTATTGCCGGTTCGCCGATGGCATCTAACATTCTTTCTGCTGGAGATGCGTATATTTTGTTATCCTCTTTGCAAAGATTGAGATACTCTTGTATCGTGATGTCCTTATCGGAATGTGCAAAGTCTTTCTTGATGATGTTCAACAAACTCATATTGTAGTTTTATTTTTTTTCTTGAATTGAATCATTTTTATTTATACAGCAAGTCTTTGACTAAGTTTGCCATATACTTTCATTATATATATTGATATTTGATGTCTTAATATTGAATTTCTACTCGATTTTTAAAAATATGAAATAGATTTTTAATATATATGTTATGAAGATTAGAAAATTTGTAGATTTTATAAACGAAGAGTTTAACGATACACCAGAAGCTTATATTGAGACTGCTTTAAAGCAACTTCAAAAAAAGATTGGTAAGATGTTTGAAGATCAAGTTGATATTAAAGATCAAGAAAAAGAGGGAAATATCTCTATAATGAAAGCCAAAGGAAAAGGTAAGTCTAAAAAACTTAGTTTTAAAGAGTTAGGTGTTCAGTTGGAAAGTTCTGAGATATCAAAGTATTCAAAACTATATGACTCACTTACTATTAAGTTTAGTGATGCTGATGCAACATACAATATGTTGTTATTGATTGATTTAAAAGATGGTATGCCTAAAGATCCTACAAAAGATTTTTCTTTTGAAGATATTGAAAGTTGTTTCATTAAATTCAAAAAGTATGATTTGGAAACATTCGAAGTTCTTGGACAGATGACCAAGAATGTAAAGATAAAAGACATAGATGAAAACTTTTTGGTTGATTTAAAGATAGAGCTAGACGATACCTTCAGTGATGATGATGAAAAACTAGAAATAGAAACTGAATAAAAAATGCCGACAAATGTCGGCATTTTTCAATTGGAGAAAGAAATATTTAATAAATATCTCATGAACGTAAACATAGTAACCAATTTTCAACTTATAGGTCATATAAAGACATCAAGGTACTTTAGAGTAAGTCTTGGACTTATACCAACCGTAGAAAAGAACGGTGCGAGAAAATATAATGATAAAGATAAATTCTCATTCTTTTATAATAACTCTTATAATACAACCATTTATGGACAAGGTAATGCAGGTAATATAAGATTCTATACAGACCATTACATAACAGAACCTATATTGGCGGTTTACTATGGTGATAACTTTGAAGAGTTTTTGTTCGACTTTGATTTTAAAATGTTTAGAGATAAAGGTATGGACTTCTATCTAGGACACATTCTAAAAGAAATGGATATTAAGTATGAAGAGAAAAAAAAGAACGACGAGTTAAAGAAACTCGAAGAAAAAGAGGCCGGAAATCCAGATCTAATAACAAAGAATCCAGGATCAGTATCATATGCAGATATCGAAGCTTATCTCGAAAAGAAAAGACAGGAAAGATATAAAGGTTAGTTATAAAGTATCGATGCCAATGAGATGTAGACTAAATGTTTGTCTTCTTTATCTAAGTCATCAAAATCATAACTTATTTCCAAGTCATCGTCTTCATGCATGATATAAAGATATATTTTGTTTTCTCCTTTAACATATTCGATAGAATTAAAAGTAGCAAAACTAAGGTCTAGATCCATAACCAGTTCGGTCAGACCTATACCCATTATCAGTATCATTTTAGCCACTTTCTTTTTCATATAGTATATATTAAATAGGTGTAATAAAATCGGGAGGATACCGTTTTTTGAAATGGTTTTTTAATATATAATAAAAAATAATAATTTTATTCATGAATATTCTTAAATACGGAGACTATATCACAGAAAAAGCTGCATACGAAATGCTTTTAGAGTCAAAGGCAGTGTTCTCACAGAAACTTGTAAACCTTCTTAATAGAATGAAAAGTAATAAGATAGCAGCGGCTATTCTAAGCTTCCAATCAAAAGATGTAGACGGACTTGCACAAAACTATGTAGATATGACAGATTCTAAAGAAGAGTTATCTTTTACACCTGATAGAAAAGTACAAGAACTTACAGCAGGAAGACCTGAACACTACAGAGTTACGAATAGTGGAAGATACCTTACACACAGCGATAGAAACGACAAGATATTCAAAAGACTGGGATATGTAAAAGAAGGAAGAACAAACTGGGCACCAGAAACAGGAACTCTATTGGCTATATTAGCAGAGACACAAAGTGTTACTGGTAAAACTTATTGTATGGTTGAAGAAGTTGAACCTAATGGATCAGAACCAAGAATAGGTGTTGTCAACAAAGAAGCTATGGAACTTGATAGTGATGATTTAAAAGCTATCTGGAAGACTGCAAGAAATCCTGTTAAGATAGGAAGATTTGCTAGAGCATTCTTGACTGCAGCAAAAGTTACTTTCACAGATCAAGATATTGAAGTATTCGTAAACGAGTATAAAGCAACATATGATTTTGCCGCAGATATACTAAAACAATTTGAAATCGTAAAAGCAGATCAAATCACACACTGGTATTCGGAAGACCAATATCAAAGTGGTGGTGGATCATTAAACAACTCTTGTATGGCACATGCTGATTCAGAATGGTTAGAGGTATACTCTAAAAATCCAGAAGTAAGTCTTGTTATACTATATGATGATAACGGAACTATAGAAGATGGTAAATATGTATCCAGAAAGATAAAAGGAAGAGCTATTTTATGGGATTGTAATGTCAACGGAAACGACACACAGTTTATGGACAGAATCTACACATCTCAAGATTCAGACGTAGGTATCTTCAAACAATTTGCAGAGAAAAACGGGTGGTGGTATAAAAAAGAACAATCTATGTCTCCAGACGAAAAACTTACAGATGGAAGCCAAGACTTGAGTAGAGCAAACATTATTTGTAAAGTAAAGTCCGCAAATCCAAGTGGATGCTATCCTTATATGGATACTATGTGTTTCATAAACATAAACGAAAATATCATCGGAAACTCTATGGATGCGGTTGATCCAGATGGACAATACTCAGACGACTACGATGAATACGACGGACCAATCAGAGTAGCTAGATCTACTGAGGGAGATTGGTTTTCGCCAGACAACTACTAAAAAGATATAACAAAAAAAGAGACTCGTTTGAGTCTCTTTTTTTATTTCATTAAATATTCTACTACTGATTTCCAGTCTGGAAACTTTTCTTGTCCGAAGTGCAGCCATTCTCCTTCAAACTCTTCTTGTCCGAATCCTCCCTGGTCGTCTATAAGATAGTCTCCTTTAACCAAAGATTTGTTTGGTATCAATATAGTCTTCTTAACTACATCTGGTCCCAGATGATCTAAAACCCATTGAACTTTCTCTGTATAGCAGTTTACGTTCTGAAAAGAAGGACGTGTTAAGATCCATACGTCATACTTTGTTTCAAGTAATCTATATGATTCGACCGCGTCTTTTATCTCTGCTAGTTTAAGGAAGAATCCCCATTGTGATTGCGGATAAGGCTGTAAAGGGTTTACCTCTTTAGCTTTTAGTGATGCCCCATAGAAGTCACAGAGTACTCCATCCATATCTACATATACTTTCTTTTTTGCGTTGTTTCTCATGCTTATACGCATACGCATCATATTCTTTTTCATAGAACAAAGATACTAAAAATTTGGTTTATTCTCTTCTAATTTTGATAAAATATATTCCATTGCTTCTTCTGCAGTATCTACTACTGCAAATAGGTTTAGATCCTCTTTAGAAACTTTACCGTCTACTAACATAGTTTTTTTGATCCATTCAACCAATCCTTCCCAATAATCTTTACCAACTAAAACAATAGGTAATGGTCTTAAATGTTTCGTTTGTATAAGTGTTATAGTTTCAAATAGTTCATCTAAAGTTCCAAATCCACCTGGAAAAGCAACAAAGGCTTGTGAGTATTTTAAAAAGAAAACTTTTCTTGTAAAGAAGTATCTACACGTAACTAATTCATCAATAAAATTATTAGCACTTGTTTCAAATGGTAGTTCAATCTGTAATCCAATTGATTTACCATTACCATAAGCACCTGCATTAGCGGCTTCCATTATACCTGGTCCTGCACCAGTTATTACACCGTATCCACTTTTAACAATCAATTTTGATAGTTTAATGGCTTCGTTATAATATTTATCATCTTGTTTTGTTCTTGCGGAACCAAAGACTGATATACATGGTGATAAGTTTGATAGTTCGTCAAATCCTTTTATAAATTCTCCTTGAATTCGTAAAACTTGCCAAGCATCTTCTGCTTTTTGATTATATTTCCACTCTTGATCTTTCATTTATTATATAATATTTAAGAACTTCAAATGTTGTTCTAACTTAGTGTTATATTCAGAAAAAGCACCTTGTTTTAAATCTTCGAATGTTATCCAAGCAACTATACCAGATTCTTTGGTAGAAACTTCACCATTGTAATCGGTTACTAAATAAACTGCTGCTACAAATTCTCCATCTTCTCTTAAAAAGATTGGTGCTACAGATTTAACATCTAATCCGGTTTCTTCTTTTACTTCTCGAATTACTCCTTCTGTCATACTTTCTCCTTCGTCTACCTTACCACCGGGTAAGCCAAATAGTTTAGAGTTGTCTTTTCGAGATACTCCTAGAAGTTTTGTCTTGTCTTCGTTGAAGATAAGTGCCACTGCTGCCAGCTTTGCTTTTTTTGTTTCTATCATAGAGTATATATTTACATACAAAGATACAAAAAAAAACCCACTCAATGAGTGGGTTTTGATTATTTATTTAACTTCTTCAAAATCTGTATCTTCTACTTCGCCATTACCACTAGGTTCTGTATTAGTACTTTCGTTTTGAGGTTCTTGAGAGCTTTCTTGATACAATCTAGTACTGATTGCATTCCAGCTTTCGTTTAACTTTTCAGAAGTTGCATCAATCCTAGCAACATCTTGCTCAGTATATGCAGCTCTTAAAGCATCTAAGTCTGTTTTTAATGTAGACTTATCTTCTTCTGTAAGTTTTTCGTCAAATTCTTTCATTTGTTTTTCAGTTTGGAAGATTTGAGTATCTGCTTGATTAAGTTTTTCAACTTTCTCTTTTTCAATCTTATCTGCTTCTGCGTTTAATTCAGCATCAGCTTTCATTTTCTCAATCTCTTCTTTTGTAAGTTGAGATCCACCTTCGATTCTAATCTTGTTTTCTTTACCAGTTGCTTTGTCTTTAGCAGACACAGACAAGATGCCATTTGCATCTATATCCAAAGTTACCTCAATCTGAGGAACTCCTCTTGGTGCTGACATGATTCCGTCAAGATTAAATCTACCTAAAGATCTATTATCTTTTGCCATTGCTCTCTCACCTTGAAGAACGTGAAGCTCTACAGATGGTTGGTTGTCAGAAGCAGTAGAGAAAGTCTCACTTTTTCTTGTTGGGATTGTACAGTTCGCCTCAATAAGTTTAGTGAATACACCACCCATTGTTTCGATTCCTAATGATAAAGGAGTTACATCTAATAAAAGAACGTCAGTGATTCCTCCTGTCAATACAGCACCTTGAATAGCCGCTCCTAAAGCAACAACTTCATCAGGGTTTACTGATTTGTTAGATTTCTTACCGATGAACTTCTCGATAGCTTCTTGTACTGCTGGGATTCTTGTAGAACCACCAACTAAGATTACTTCATCAATATCAGATGGTTTTAAGTCTGCATTTTTTAATGCACTCTTGGCACAAGCAATTGCTCTATCTACTAAAGAAGAAGTCATTTGGTCAAACTTAGACTTAGTCAATTTCTTAACAAAGTGTAAAGGCATACCATCTTTCGCAGTGATGTAAGGTAAGTTGATTTCAGATTCACTAGTAGATGATAACTCAATCTTAGCTTTCTCAGCAGCATCTTTCAATCTTTGTAAAGCCATAGCATCTTTCGCTAAATCCATAGCGTGCTCAGATTTGAACTCGTCAAGCATCCAAGTGATGATTGCGTTGTCAAAGTCGTCTCCTCCTAAGTGAGTGTCACCGTCAGTAGATTTAACTTCGAATACACCATCACCAATCTCTAATACAGATACGTCATGAGTTCCCCCGCCGCAGTCAAATACTAAGATTTTAGAGTCTGTGTTCTTTTTGTCTAAGCCATAAGCCAATGCCGCTGCAGTTGGTTCGTTGATGATTCTTTCTACTTTTAAACCAGCGATTTCTCCTGCTTCAATAGTAGCTGTTCTTTCTGCATCACCAAAGTATGCAGGAACTGTGATAACCGCTCTTTTAACTTCATGACCTAAATAGTCTTCAGCAGTTTTCTTCATTTTTTGAAGAATCATTGCAGAAAGTTCTTGTGGAGTATAGTCTCTACCATCGATATTCACTACAGGAACATTTCCAGTTTTTGATTTTTTCACTTCATAAGGAACTCTTTTAGTTTCATCAGAACAAGCTGAATAATCTTTTCCAATGAATCTTTTGATAGAGTAGATTGTGTTTTTTGGATTCGTTACAGATTGTCTTTTCGCAGGATCTCCAATTTTTCTGTCGTTTTCTGTGAATGATACGATAGAAGGTGTTGTTCTTCTTCCTTCTGAGTTACTGATTACGACTGGTTCGCCGCCTTCAACGACTGCCACACATGAGTTAGTGGTTCCTAAGTCGATTCCAATAATTACGTCTTTTGCCATATTGTTTTTTTTATTTTTTTACTTTATACTTTCAAATTACGTGCCAAAATATTTTTTATGACATTTTGTCAGGCAATTGTCAGTTTGCTTACAGATTGTTATATAAACAAAGGAAAAAAAGTTTAAAAAATATTCTGTCTACATGTCTTGCCATTGTTGACATGTTTTTCACAAACCCTTGCCATGGTTGATAAATATCATTTTTTTTGATTTTTTTTTAATATATAATCAAAACTATTAAAAAGATGGATAAATATAAAAACAAATCATCTATAAAAGCAAAAATTGCACTTGGACTGGCAATTTTTGTCATGTCTATATTCTTCATCGTGAAGACTATGGTATTCATGGAAGAAATTCCATCAACTCCGATGACGAGAGGAATAGAATATGGATGCTTTCTACTATTCATACCAATCTTTGGAGTATTCGCAAAGGAATTTCTAAAAAGAGGTAAAGAAGATGCCAAGCAAGGAATCTATCTAAAAAAACTAAACAATGTTCTTATAGAACAATCACATAATCATTTATTTTATGAAGGTGATGTAACTAATGGTGCAAAAGCTTTAGTAAAAGAAGTAACCAATTCAATCGATGCAGATAGATGTTCTATTTGGCTATACAACGAAGACAAGACTTCTATATTATGTGAACAGCTTTATGTAAAAGCAGAAGATAAGTTCTACCAAAATATAGAACTTTTTGAAAAAGACTTTGGTGGATACTTTGAACATCTTACAATAGATCCTATAATAGTCGCAAATGATGCAGAGACACATCCTGCAACAAAATGCTTTACAGAATCTTACTTAAAGCCACTTGGTATAAAGTCTATGCTAGACGTTCCAATCGTATATAAAGGAAAAGTTATAGGAGTTATCTGTATAGAAAACCTTATACTTAGAGAATGGCAAAAGGTAGAAGTTGACTTTGCACAAATGTTATCATCTTTATATTCGTTTGCTTATTCAGTAAGAGAATCAAATATTGTTTCAAATGAACTTATTGAAATGGAGAGATTCATAGATGAGGCAAACATTATATCAAAGGCTGATAAAAATGGGAAGATAACATATGTGAATAAAAAATTTACAGAAGTTTCTGGATGGACATTAGAAGAAGCTCTTGGTAAAGACCATAATAAAGTAAACTCCGATACATATACTAAAGATTCGGAAGAAGTACCATTTATCGCAATACCGCCAGAATTCTGGAATAACATGTATAATACCGTAATAAAAGATAAGAAAATCTGGAATGAAGTGGTTACCAACAAGAAAAAAGACGGAAGCCTTTACTATTTAGACACTTATATTAAGGCATCATTTGATAAGAATGATGTTCTAAAAGGGTTTACATCTATTAGACAAGATTTAACAGAACTTAAAAATAAAGAAGTTGATATCAGCAACAGGATGAATGCGATAAACAGATCTAACGCAGTAATCGAATTTGATATGGAAGGAAACATAATATATGCAAATCATCAGTTCTTAGATACACTTGGATATTCTTTCGATGATATAAAGGGTAAAAAACATAAAATATTCTTAGAAGAAGAGTACAAAGACAGTAAAGAGTATAAAGACTTTTGGCAAGTACTTAAAAATGGAGAATATTTTATGGGAGAAATAAGAAGAGTCAAAAAAGATGGTTCTATAGTATTTCTTCAAGCAACCTACAATCCAATCATTGGAACGGATGGAAAGCCTTACCGAATAATGAAGATTGCAAACGATATAACACTTTCTGTAAAACAACAGATTGAGATTGAAAGAAAGAATACTTATTTAGAACACTCAGCTAAGATACTTAGACACGATATGCATAGTGGAATAAACACTTATATGCCAAGAGGTTTAAACTCATTAGAACGTAGATTGACAGAAGACCAAATAAAAGAGTTAAAGATAGAAGCACCTATCAAAATGATTAAAGAAGGTCTTAGACATACACAAAAAGTTTATAAAGGTGTTTATGAGTTCACAAACCTTGTTAAGAAAGACGTTGTTTTAAATAAAGCAGAGTGTGATCTTAAAGCTATTTTAGAAGATTACTTATCAGCAACCGCTTATAAGAACCAAGTAGTGATAGAGGATATTGGAACAGAGAATGTCAATGAAGCTCTTTTTTGTACGGCACTCGACAATCTTATCAGAAACGGATTGAAGTATAATGATAGTTCAAGTAAGGTTGTAAAGATATACAGAGTTGAAGATGTTCTTTTCGTAGAAGATAATGGTAGAGGAATGACTCAAGAAGATTTTAAAGCATTATCAGAACCTTATACACGAAAAGAAGGACAGAAAGAAAGCGGGACCGGTTTAGGTTTAAATATATGTGTAGCAATTTTAGAAGAACATAAGTTCTCTATAACATGTGATAAACTACCTGAAGGTGGAACGCAACTAAAAATAAATATGAAAAAATGATAGATTCAATTTTATTAGTGGATGACGAAGATTTATTCCACTTAGTATTCGAAGACGCTTGTAGTCTTTTAGATATAACCCTTTCTTTACAAGGACTAAATAGTTCTGATGAAGCAGAAGGCCTTTTCAAAAAATGGTTTAATGAAGGACCAATCGATGAAAAACCAGAGTGTGTATTCGTTGACTTAAACATTATTGGTTCATCTTTCGATGGGATTGAACTTATTCGTAAGATAAACTTTGAATATGGTAATCACGTAGTAATCGGAATTATATCTTCTTCTGACGAACCAACAGAACAAGCTAAAGCTATTTCAGCAGGTGCTCAATTCTGGATAATCAAATCTGACGATATCGAACCAAGACTTGAAGAGTTCAGAAAAGACTATGATGGATATAAAAACAGAACGAACCCATTCAAGATTTATAAATAAGTCATGATAAAAATTGACAAAGCAACGAAAGAGGCATTATTGGATCTATATAAATCCAAAAAGATTGCATTAGAAGGAAATATCCTAAAGGTTATAGATTCTGATGGTGATTTAGAATTTGATACTTATGTAAAGGATTCGATTGAGAAAGACAAAGAGAATAGAAGAAAACGTCTTGATATAACCAAACAGATACAAAATAAAAACAAAGAGCTTTTAGAAGGTGAGGTTGAAAAAGAAAGAGTAAACTTAGAATTGGTTGCAGCTCTTGAAGAGGCGGAAGAATCTAAAAAAGAAGCAATAAGTGCTAAAGAACAGGCAGAACTTGCCAAAGAAGAAGCTGAAACGGCTAGAGAAGAAGCTGAAGTTGCAAGAACAGAGGCAGAGAAGTCTAAGATTGAAGCAATAAACGCAAAGAATCTTGCAGAAGGTGATTTAGAACTTATGCAGAAAAGAACTCAGTTTGAGTTGATTGGAACTATTGTAAAGGTTGCACTTTGGGTTATCTTAGGAGTTGGTGTAATAACTACATTAGTTTTTATGATAGCACTCTTCGCCGGTAAGGATACCGCAGTTATTGGATCGACCTGGAGTAATATAATAGGAATACTTCTTACGAACTCATTCAGTATTATAGGAACAATAATGGGTGTCAAATACGCATCCAGTGATAAAAAAGAATAAAAAAAAGTGTCAGATTTCTGACACTTTTTTTATTTTAACATCATATCCAGGTGCTGGACTATTCTTATTTGATATAGGAGTCCAAGCAGTTTCACCATCGGTGAATCTTTTAATACGTACTTTTCCTCGCTTACGATTTATTACACTGAACTTTCTTAACTTCATCTTCCCACTCTTTTTTTGATACAGACACCGTTGACTTATGAAAGTGTTCGTGTCCGATTCTTTGTGCTTCAGAACCTCTATCGAAGTCCCAAAACCTTGCTTCCGCCGAAGAACATTGTAGTGTGACCGTTTGTCCACCACCATCTGTCTTGTAAAGGTACTCTCCGCAAAGAGAGCACTTATACTTTTCGATCTTAGTCATATACTATATATTAATCTGCGTTTTCGTCTTCTGCAACATCTATGAAGAAAAGAGACGCATCTCTTTCTTTCAAGAATTCTCTGGCGACTTTTAACTTTCTTGTTTGGTCTGAAACCCAGTCTTTAGCTAAGTCATAGACATCAGCATTTCCTTTTGATAAAGACATAACATATCCAAAGTTTCTTTCTTTCTTATATTTCAAAGCGAAAGTCTTTCTCATTAGTTGTAATCTTAAATCTCCAGTCCAGTCTTTACCTACACCACCTTCTAAAAACAATTCGTAAGAGTTGTTTATATCTTTAACTTTTTCAGACACAGTGTGTTTTACAACAGCTATTATCTTTTCGATTCTAGCGTGTGCTTCAACTTCTTCTTCTGGTACTTGACCAAGAACGTCGTCTATTTTTTCATCCAAGACATATCTAACCAATACGTGTTCTCTGTATAAGTCGTTAGTCAATAAACCATGTCTTTCACAATACCAAGCAGTCTTAACTTTTATGAAAAGTCCGTTGGAGAATTCTATGATCCATCCTTCTTTGTCCTCTACTGATTGAGACAAATCAACAAGCTCGTCTAATGAAGCAACATCAGATGGTGCCACTTTCAAAGAACCTATTTCTTTAGAGAATTTAGACAAGTCTAAGTATTCTCCAGTTTTGTTATCTCTTAATCTCAATAATATCAATTCTTCGTCTAAGTATCTTAAAACGATTCTGTTGTTTGGTGCAACATATTCGAATACAGCCACATAGTCTTTTTCTAAAGACCAGTCTACAAATCTTTTCAAATCTGCGTTTGATTTATACAATCTGTTCATACCGGCTGCTTGGTCAGATTCAAAAGACATTTTAGATTTACCCAACACAGATCCGTTTGGTAATCTTATAAAGGACGCAACAGAACCATCTTCTTTGTTGTAGATAGATCTTATACCTAAATCAGCAACCAAAGAGTATTGAGACTCTGGAACTTGGTTTAAGTTAAAGAATTTGTGTAGTAATAAATATCTGTTGAACAAAGAACCATCTTCGTTGAAGACAAAAGTCAAGCCTCTCATTTCGAATGCAGAGTTGTCTATGAAGTCAGAGTACATTGCTAAACGGTAGTTGAAGATAGATACATTATATCCTTCAACCACGAATTTTGATTCGTAGAATGGAGCATCTACACCTAAAGTAAGTGCAACCGCTTCGTCGTATGATAATAAGTATCTTTTCATTTTCTATATATTTTTAATACACAAAGATACGGATAATTTCGATATATACAATATGAGTAGAAAATCATCAGTAAACAAAATAAAAAGAGATAACTCTAAGTCAAAAAACATCGAGTCTGCTATGTGTATGTATCTATATGAGAAATCACATTCACCAATCACTACAAGATTCACAGGAATGGGTCTTCAAGAGTGTGATGTAATATCTATATCAAAGTCTGACTACATATATGAATATGAGATTAAAACCAGTAGAGCAGATTTCAAAAAGGATTTCATTAAAGAAAAACACACACATATAATAAACGAAAAGTACACACGAACTATAAAAGGACAGTTGACATATCTTCTTCCTAACTACTTTAGCTTCGTTACACCAAAGGATTTGATATCTGTCGATGAAGTTCCTGAGTATGCTGGTTTAATCTATATGAATGAAGATTCTTCTTTTGAAGTTGTAAAGAAACCAAAGTTATTACATAAGACTAAGGCGAATGAAGAGTTCATAAGAAAATTAGCACATAATCTAAGTTGTAAACTAATATTCAATAAGATTGCTTAGGACTTCTTTTCTTTTTCGTATCTATCGATAACTCTTTTTCTAAGTTCTGTTGTAGAGAATGAATGTCTTCTGGTGTTATAGTACATTTCGATATGTTCTAAATTCTTACCAGTAAAATCTTTGTCTTTATATTCATCACCAACAACTCTTATATTTATAGGATAAGTGTATAAAATATCCAATAAATCTTTTTCTGTTGCATAAACAACCACTTCATCTACATACTTACACGAATCCAATTGTATAAATCTTTCGACAACACTTTGTATTGGTTTATTTTTTTCGGGTCTGTCAATAGTTGGGTCTGTTTGAAGTCCTACTATAAGATAATCGCATTTTGACTTTGCTTCTTTAAGCATCATTATGTGTCCTGCATGGAATAAATCAAAGCAAGAGCAAGTGAATCCTGTCTTCATATATTTAATAGGAATAGATTTATCATTCGATCAGTTTTATCGAATTGGTTTCCATCAGCATCTGTGATTTCTATAGTTCCAGTAGAGAAGTTCTCTATCAGAAAATAGTCGTTCAGTATGTCGTCGCTCTCACACTTCTCGAAAACAACATGTTCTTTGGTCTCCCAGACGTAGGAGATTCCAAGCTGTTCTTTTTGTCGGAACAGATTAGTGTTTGTTACCCTTTGTGAAATCATAATATATTGATGTCTTTAGGTATCTGTTTTTCTGTTATTTCGTATTCCTTAACACCTGTTTTTGTGTTGTTTACAACAACAAATCTAAAAGTGGTTTTGTTCTCATATTTTCTTCGAACATGGTAATACTCTTCTATAGAACTCGGTGTATGTACCGTGCCCAAATGCTTTCTATCTTCTGTATAATTCAATGTTTTCATAGTCATTATATGATAAAATCCAAAAAGGTTTTATTCTATTGAAGACTTAGCCGCCTCATATTGCTTATCAGAAAGAACTTTTACGACTCTACCATTATGTTCTTCTTTTGTAAGATACTTGCTTGTTTTCAAAGTCTTTTGTAAAGAAAGCACGAAACTATTGTTTCCTTCATACTTTCTTATGAGCTTATTCATCTCAATTTTTTCTTCTATAGTCATGTTATAGTATTTTCCACAAAAGTATGAATAAACTTTGTACAATCAAACCTATATAAGAAGAAAAAATAGATTTATTTATGATAATAAAAATACATCCAGAGGATATTATTAAAAGATGCTTATGGGACCATTATGTTTACTACATATTGGGTGGGTCTGACAAAGAAGCAGAAAAGATTCTGAAGGAAAACGTTGAAGTTGAGGTTTCTGAAAAGGACGCGTTAGTTATCGGACTTTTAAAAGTAATCGAAACAGACAACCTTATACACAAGTTCAACGGATACGTAATGGAACTACTTACTAACAAATCTTTAAAAGAAAAGGAACTTCTATTGGTAAGAAAGAAAGCTTTAGATGCTGCATTAGACAAGTTTGTAGATAAGTTTCCAGACTATTGGGAGCCGAGCACAGGATACAGAAATGGATTGATAGACTTAGTAGAGTATGTAGAGAAGATTAAAAAGGACGTCGAAAAGTTAGAAGTTCATAAAATCGTAGATAAAAACGTTACTTATGAGTTTTACAACTCAAACAACGTAAGAAAATTATTAAAATTCAATTATTAAGAAATGAAAAAGGATAAAGTACAAGAACTAAATACCAAAGAGATGAAAATAGATAGTAATACTATTGGACTTGATTTAACTGGTGAGAATGCTGTTGAGTTTGTATTAGAAGACAATCCAAGAGCACACGTTTCTGTTTTAGAAGAACAGTTGAAAGAAGAAAAGAATAAATATCTTCTTCTTTATGCAGACTTTGAAAACTACAAAAGAAGAGTTCATAAAGAGAAAGAAGAGTTGAAAAACAATACCAAAGTTTCTATGATTACTTCTATCTTGGATATGGACAACGATATCGAACTTGCAATCAAAAACATCAAAGATGATTCTGCGAGAGATGGTGTTATGCTTATATCGTCAAAAGTTCAGAACTTTTTGAAGACTCATGGTATTGAACCAATACAAACTGAAACTTATGACGAAGATCTTCACGAAGTAATCTCTGTTTTAGAGATTGGTGAGAATAAGATTGTCGATGTTGTTAGTAAAGGTTATACTTTAAACGAAAAACCTTTCAGATTCCCTAAAATCGTATTAGGAAAGTAAATGGTTCCAAGAAGTCAGGATAGGAAAAGCATACTTGATCTGAAGAAGGATCCCGACTTCAGAAGCATGCTTGTCGACACGCTTTGTCAAGGAATAAGACTTACTTCTGATTTCAGAGATATAGTAGACTATGTAATCGATAATAAGCTACACCTTTTTGAAACTGATGACTTCTCAGGCTCTTTCTACCCTGAAGATGACGATACACTTGATTTAGTATTTCCTGCAATCAGGAGAGTCTGGGGAAAGGTGTTCGTTGATCCTCCAAAAATACTTAAAGACAAGAAGCTGGAATTGTTCCAGCTTCTTTTCGATATTGATGACTTTGTTGATTATTTGATTGAAATAATGCCTAAGGTCAAAACTTCTTTGATAGAATTTGATAAGTTAGATAGAACCGCAGAAACTTTGGTTCTAATCGTCGATAACTATATTGCAGGAATCTTAGAGTCAACTCGTAATAGAGACGATATACAAATGGAAATAAGGGATTTAAGAATAAGTAAAACTTTGAAGAAATGGTAAGTTGGTATATAAAATGTAAAGGGTTTAAGAGTCAACAATATTTGAAGAAAGTAGAAGAGACTGTCGAACCATTTATGGAATACTTTATAGGTAGAATCTCAGATATTGAAGAATATGACATCGACAAGATAGAAGAACTTTACAAAGAGATATTCGACGAACTACCAGTTATGAGACTTCGTACAAATAAGGACTATAACTATTCTCCACAATCAAAGGAAATAGAAATATGGTTAGAATACAACAAAGAAACTGATATCATCTTTGTCGACCCTAAGAAGTCGATAAGAAGAGAGATACAACTAAACAACTTATTTAAGAATGATGAAAAAATATGATGACTTCAAAAAGGATAAAGAAGCTCTTTATCTTACGAAAGAAGAGATGACTACGGTCAAATGGACCAAATACGTTATCGTGGTACCCACAGAGGAAGACCGTAATGAACTTATGGAAGCATTTGAACACATTCACTACTCTGACATAGATACAGACAACATAGCGGTCAACCAGCTTGCTCACGAGTATCTGGATGATGATAGAGAACCAGGAACCTACAACAATATAGTGGTAGATCCGGCGGCCTATGAAAAACTAAGAGTAAAGAGATGATTAGTAGAACTTATACTATAGATGTTGGTAAAATGAAACCATCTAAAAAGAAATGGTGGCAAATCTGGAGAAAGAATGGAGATTCTGCTGAAGAAATCTTGAAAGATTTAGTTTCAATCTATTCCGAAAATATCAATTTCAAATCTTTTGAGAGAAAGAACTCTATACACAGAATATATAATATTGAACCAATACCATTAGATTTTAAAAAAGATTATTGGTTCCCTAACAGATAAAAAAACAATACAATATATGAGCAAAGACTACTACAGCGTTTTAGGAGTAGATAGAAACGCAACAGAAGAACAGATCAAAAAAGCTTATCGAAAGAAAGCGATGGAGTTCCATCCTGATAAAAATCCAGGAAACCCAGCGGCTGAAACAAAATTCAAAGAAGCTGCAGAAGCTTATGATGTACTTTCAGATGCTGGTAAAAAGTCTAACTACGACAACTTTGGTTCTGCAACAGGAAATCCTTTTGGTGGAGGTGGTGGAAACCCATTCGGTGGTGGAGGTCATGGATTCAATATGGATGACATCTTTTCACAATTTGGTGACATATTTGGAAACAGAGGTGGTGGAAAACAACAAAGAAGAAAAGCAAGAGGTTCTGATTTAAGAATCAAAGTTGTTTTGAATATTGATGAGATATTGAAAGGATGTACTAAGAAACTTAGGTATAAAAGACATACTAAATGTGATCCTTGTGCTGGAAAAGGTGGTACTGACGTAAGAGAATGTTTGGCTTGTAAAGGAAGTGGACATAGAACGGTTGTTCAGAATACACCATTTGGACAAATGAGAACAGAAACAACTTGTCCTGATTGTAGAGGTACAGGAAGTATAATAAGAAATCAATGTAATCATTGTCATGGAGAAGGAACTCAACTTAAAGAACAGGTTATTGATGTTGAAGTACCTGTAGGAGTATCAAACGGAATGCAACTTAATATGCAAGGGTATGGTAATGATGTAAGAGATGGTGTTGCTGGCGACCTACATATATTAGTGGAAGAAGCACAAGACTTTTCATATAAGAGAGAAGGAAACAATTTGATAGTAGAAAAGACTATATCTGTTATAGATGCAATCTGTGGTGCACACGTCAAAGTATCTACTCCGCACGGAGAGCAATCTCTGTATATCGAACCAGGAACTGAACATGGTAGAACTGCTAGAATAGGTGGTAAAGGTATTCCAGATATACATTATGGATTGGGAGATTTGTTTATAAAAATATCAATAAAGATTCCTAGAAACATAGATATGGACGAGCAACACATACTCGAAAAACTAAAAGATTCCAAAAACTTTCAAGTATAAGAAAAGCCACTCATTTGAGTGGCTTTCTTTTTTAGTAAGCTAATGCTTTATGTTTAGGATTTCTGTTATAATCCTTTGCAGATTTATGCACTTTATGTTTGGCAACCCAACCAGTAGAGTTTTCAAGTTCCATCTCTCTAGATGCTTTCTTGTACACAGTTAAGATTTGATCTTGTGTGATTTTTCCGATTTTGATTACTCCTTTCATAGTTTCTCTGTTGTTTGTTGTTTGTCTTACAAAGATACGGACAATATTCTAATATCCAAAAATATTTTATACATTTTCTATTCATACAAGCTACTTGTACGATAAATATTTCGATGAAAGACAAGACATCCTGTTGGATACGTCGCATATGTTGTCGGGCTCGTCGAGTATGTAGTTCCTACAGTTAGTAGAGTTGTACTATAGAGAGTATTATTAAAACCGTTGATGAAATTTGAACAACGAATAGCACCACTATTTGAGCTGTAGTATGTTCCGGTTGCTGTAGTCAAGAATGCCCTTAGATAAACAAAGTGAATTGGGTATGGTGCACCGACAACACCATCCCAAGGAGTTCCTGGTAAAATACCCATAATATTTGGCGTTGTCGTCTTACCTGAGATGGCATATGCAACCGAATCGGATAAGGTAGGTGTAGTCGATGTAGTCGACCAACAAACTCCAGAGCTCAATACGGTTTCTCCACCATATATCGAATTAGAAAACGTCATAGAAACATATCCCTGTGGTGCAACATAAGCAGAATTTACTGCCTGTTCTGCCATTTGATATACCAACGGTAAAGCGTCAATAGATATCGAAGTACGTCTCCAGTCTCTATTATAATCGAAGTCCCACGGACTATATGTTGCCGGCTCCCATTCTCGTTCCCACCAACCACGTCTCCACCAAGGAGTATATTCTTCATCCCATGTCGTATCCCAGACCCCTACATCTACTGCGTTAGTTGCCAACCTGAAGGCCCTTACTTTTTTGATGCCTGACTTACCATCCGACTTTTGATATCCTACAGATGGAACTGATGCCTCTGAGCACGAGTAATAGTATGCAGTGGCTGCGTTTATTTCTGTTGATGTCCAATATGAACCTGCCAATGAATCAGATCCGAGTACAGTATTTACTATACTCCCAGCGTTGAATGCTTGATTCATTTCAAATACAGATGGTAAATACCAATCTGTGAATCCACCACCAGTATAGTTGTCACATAACTTAGCTGCAGAAGTTGTGTGTCCACTTTGTCCGATTATACTTGTCTGATTATTTTCTCCTTTGAAGTCCGAAGTTGCATTAGAAACCACTGACGTTATGTTTGACCATTGAGAATTTGCACTTACATCTTCTAAAGACATTATAAGATAGTTGAATATAGTTTTAGGATAATACCACATTGCGACTATTATTCCACCACCATATAGCTCCCCGATATATCTATAGTTGTTAGGTCTTGAAAAAATTGAGTTTTTGTCTACCCATTTTGAATATCCAACGGAGTTTAGTTTTAATATCTTTTCGTTACTAATCTCACCTATTTCAAGTGATAAGTTTTGTGATATTGAGAATGTGGGATTTCCATTTATCTCATGAGAGAAGAATTTGTTTGCATCATTAAAGTTGTCAAATCTGAATTTATCAGTATCGTAATTATTTCTTACTTCACCATAACTAATAGATTTGTTATATATCTGAATACTTGCCAATGATCCTTTTAGAGGATTTACTGCAGTTGAATATCTACCGACAATAACATCACCGGCAATACCTGTTGCCATTGTGAATGTGGATGGAGCAGAAGAGTTTATATCAAGTACGGAATCTATATATGTCTTTAGATTTTTAGTTGTATTGTCAAAAGTAGCACAGACATGAGTCCATTTGTTCAAATCTATACCTTTTGTACCAACCTTATCAACAATAACAGTTAAGTTTTTTAGTCTTACTCCTATTGTACTCAAAGTAGTTCCTAAAACTTGATAAACTTCCCATGGACCACTGGTTGCACCGGTTGTATTCCATCTTACTATTATCGTGGAATTTCTTCTTTCTGTTAATTTTACCCAAAAAGAAACCGAAAGGTTCTGAATAGCTTGAAAGTCGACAGAGTTTGCCCATGCTAAATATGGATTTGTAGCAATAGTTCCTGGAAAGATTAGTTCTTTTCCATTGTATAAAGTGTTTGTTCTTTGAACTGCAGGTATTGTTGTAGTACCTGAGATAGTAAGAGTTGCGCTTCTCACATTACCACTTAGGTCGGTAACCGTTCCACTTATTGTTCCATCACCAGAATAAGAGTTCGTATTGTCGAAGTCTATACTTGTAAAGATATTGTTGTCTAATAACTTAGGTAGAATCTCATATCTTTTCTTCTCTACGCTGTAGTTCTTCATTATTTCGTCTTTTGTAAGTGCTCTATTATAAATTCTAAACACAGACATATCCATTGGCATTATATAATTAAGGGCTGCTCTGAAACCACCAATTCTTCCTTGACCAGAATTGAAGTTTGCAGTGGTGGCACTTGGTGTTGATGTAGGAAACTGTTGAGAAAGTATCTGCTCGTTTCCATTTATATAAATCTTATTGTTTGATAAAATATTTGGAGCAGTTCCAAGGGCTGCCCCTGTCTTCATCTCAAAAACATAATGATTCCAGTTATCAACCAGATTAAGTTTAGCTACTTGAGTAGTCGATATTCCATATAAATCTGAACTATTTGTATTGAATCCTAAATGTCCGCTCGCGCAATATACATCATATTGATCCCAACCAAATATCATTTTTCCACTATATGCAGGTTTTAGTCTTACCCAAGCTTCTACAGTTACGGTAGTCGTGTTTCCAACGGTTGTCTGAAAATCTACATAGGAATTCCCATTAAATCTAATGAATCCGCTCTCACTTGGTAAGTATACCGGCCCTGTAGGTGGAGTTCCACCAACATTTGTTCTTACATAGATGTTATCTACGCTAGGTCCGGATTTGGTTACCGAATCGACATAACTTGCATTTGGTGCTGTTATCTTTATGGATATGTTCTTTCCACTGAATTGACTCAATTGTATGTGCACTGATGCACCAGTACCACTATTGTTGTTTCCAACGGTATTTGTTATTTGGGTTAGTAGAAAGTATGCTCCAGGTGTTCCTCCCGAATTGATAGAGACATATACGTTTACAGTAGCACTTACAGTGCTTTTGACGGTACTTTGGTCGAGAGTATCGAATTGTAGGTAAGCATATGATGACCCTACTGCGAAATAGTTTGAAACCAAAGATGATTCTCCGGTATTGTTGTATAAAGTTGGAGTAGTCGTTCCGGTTATTTTTGTAAAACCCCAAGCACCGACTAACCTATAAGCCAAGCTATCTAAGTTACCTCCAGTGTTTAGATCTGCAAGTATATTTGTAATAGTTCCTCCTGATACCGAATTAGGGAAAGCGGATAGATTGAACAAATATGATGAATTCAATCCACCATTAACCAAATCTTTCCATTTGGTATATACTCCTAGGTTTAGATAGTCTACATCAGAGAAAGACTTTTTGATTGTAGAATCTAGATTCATTATCAATCCGTCACCTGTATAGACAGACTCTTTTCTTACTGCTCTTACTCTTCCAAAGCTTGATTTGTTTTTAAAATAGTAATCAGCACCATTAGGAGTACCGGCAAAAGAATTAAAAGACATTGCAGCATTTGTGGAATTTGCTCCTCCAGATCCTGGTGGTCGAAAATATTCCGTTGATGTCCAATAATCTTTGATTAGGAAATTAAGACTATCATCCTTTAAAACTTTATTTATTATAGCTGCATTATTGAAGACTTGGTTTAGTTCGTAGTATGATGGTAGATACCAGTCATCATAACCAGAACCTCTATAATCAGCACAAACTTTTGCAGCACTATAGATTGTATTTAACGAGTTAGATTGTGCGATTATCACATCACTATTCAAATCTCCGTTATAAAGACTTTGTGCCAAAGCACCTACGGTTGTACCCTGTGCTGCACCTGCAGCCCATCTGATATCTTGTATATAGGTCAGAGGTTCATAGTTCAATCCTGTTCCTGTAGAGTCGAACGAAATATTTACCACCTCTTGTGCAGCAGGTACGTTCTGACCAACACCTGATGTTATTGGAGTCGTTTCAGAACCGACATAGTCTACATATATTCTGAATACACCCATCGTTCCTTGTCCCTGATTGTATAGTATTCGGTAGTTTGCTGCAAGGTATTGAGCATTGGAAGACATCGCAGGATAATAAAAATCTACAGCAACCACACGAAAGACATTGACGACAGAAGTCGTAGTAGACTTTATTCTAAGCAATCCTTTTTGTACAACATTTGAATAGGTATACCCACCAGGAATGGTAGTAAATGAACCAGCACCTGCCGCTTCATTTGGAACTAATCCAGATCCACCACCAGTTCCGTTTAAAGATAGGAAAAAGCCAGCCTGATCTACCAGATTTATATCTAAGTTGTGTATACATATAATAGCAACATTTTGAAGATTTCCACCACCATATGGACCAGATCCATTTAAATCGTGATAGGTTAAGAATTTATTCGTTGAGGTGGATGTTCCAGGATTATCTAAAGTAGCATTAGTACCCATTTTGTATGGAATGGTTGTGATAGTTCCAATCGAGCCCGCACCATCTTCTGTAGTGATGTCCTCGTTCGATACGATAAGAACTTTTTCATCTTCTGCTTCTTTCCAAACTGCCGCGACTATTCCTCCTCCATATTTCTCTCCTATGTAGTGACCAAATGAGAAAAGAGACTTTACTGGTTTCCAAGTAGCCAACCCTGAAGAATCGGATGTCAATACTCTTTCAACACCCTCACTTGCATCTCTTATTTGTAAAGGATCGTAGAATCCTACCGTAGTATCTGATATATAGTATCCATGTGCATCGGATGCACCGTATGTAGATATAGAAAATTGTGCACCATACTTATTTACATTAGCGGCAAATATGTCGTAGTATCCAGAACAATATGCCCTAACATAGTAAGTAGTGTTTGGTAACAGAGTATCTATCTTCACACTATAGTCCCAATTTATTGAAGAAGCAGCGGCGCTATAAATTTCGGGTTTCATCAAAGAATCAATAACCTGTCCGGATATTGGTACTAAAGTATCAGTAGTGGTTGTATTTGAAATGGATTGTGCAGTTGTTATTGATATTGGTTGTGTACTATAAATAAAACCTAATCTTATATTAGTAATTCCTGGTCCAAAAGAACTCGGAATAAAAAATCCTGTTCCTTTTGCGATTATCGAGCTATCTAATCTATTGGTTAATTCTATAGTTACTGAACCTAATTGTGCTGATGTTGCCATAATTTATTTAAGATTTATTTAGTATTTGACTTACGTTTGCCACAAATTCCTGTGAATAAAACGGTGCTCCTGATCCATAATTGCTCGAAAGAAAGTTGAAATCAAGAACAACAACGATTGCACCTTTTGGTGCCAAAGACAAAGATCCGGTTTTCCAAACGACTGCGTGCCCTGTTAATGAATCTATTGGATTTTTTGTAATAGGAGTTCCTGTTCCTATCGAAGAAAATCTACCGATGGCTGCAAAAGTAACGGTATTTCTGTTGTTTGCGATAAGAAATTCACTTTCTATATTCAATGAATTGTTAATACTTTGATTGGAGGACTGTATGTTTCCACCACCGAGATTTGTTATGAAACTTGCCAAATCATTATTTCGTGGTGTATAGTTTTGTGCATTCTCACCTAATATGAAAAGACCACCACCCTGTTGAAGATATGTTGTGTATTTTGTGGCAGCCCCAGTAGGAACCAGTAATGTTTGCACAGCGGCACCACCCTCTTGGACGTTTATATCCCATATATGGTCGTATTGTGAAAGATTTGCAGGAATACTAGAATAACTAGTTATAACCGTAACTGTGTTACCAAGCGAAACCTCTGTTGCGGTTATATTAGCAACCATTGAAGTGGCAAAATATGGCGCTGGTTGATCATAAACTATCAATACCTTGCCGGTTTTGTTTCTATCCTGAACCCAAGTTATTCCGTTCCATCTCTTAACATCTTGTCGAAATGGTCTTGTAAACTTATAGGAGTTTTTAGAAGCTGTGGCGAACCTAACTCCACCAACAACACCCATATTTAGAAAGTGTGCACTTCCTGCATTATATTCCGTCGAAGTCCAATAGCCTGTTGTTAAAATTCCGGCAGATTCATTTGCATTTACGAATAGGTCCATATTCGAAAATGCTCCAGTTGAAATATTTTCAATAAGCGATAGTCCTTTATCAGTCGCATATTGAGAAATAACCCTATCGACTATGGCCGCATTGTTTGCCAAACAGTTGAGCTCAAAGGTTGAAGGTAAATACCAATCACCATAAACACCCAGACCATAAAGATCCGCATTGATATAGTTTGCACACTTTGAAGCAGCCTTGTCTGCAGGATTAGTTGTACCAAGAGGTAAACCTTGATTTATTATAGCTACACTATTGCTGGCACCAAAAGTATTTGATCTTGCAGTAGCTCCAATCGCCAGATTTGCTATGTTAGACCATTGAAAATAAAAATACTCACCTTCACTATAAGGTTCACTATAGTTCTTTACAGAAGCGATTAGACATATTTCGTAAAGTGTCTCTCTCTGCTCTCTCCAAACCGCGACTACTATCCCACCACCATACAACTCTCCGATGAAATGATCCAATGGTTCTTCGTTACTACTATACTGATTAGGATTCTGCCAACTGGTATTACCATAGATGTCAGAAACGAGTATGTGTCCAGGATTGAAAGTCTTGTCGTCTATAACCAAGTTTTGATTTATCCTAAAACTGGTTCTATTAAGTGAATGTCCCATAGTCTATATATTCAAAAACTAAATCCCGAATTGGTTTTTTAATATATAAAAGAAACTAATATTTCAATATGGCAGATGAATACGTACCATACCAAGGAGGACTTACGATAGACGAGTTTATCGATAGTATAAACACTGAGCTTACAATAGGATGTTCACTTCCAAGAACATTACCAGATGCTATGATCAGACAGATAGTAGAGAAAAGAGCTTTACCTTGGTTCTATAGATCCTACCAATACGCCGTTCAGAAGATGTACTTTCTTGTTAAAAAAGAAGCTTTCTTCTCTGAAGAGTTTACAAAATACAACTACGTACAGGTTCCATGTGAGATTCAATCTGTAATCTACTTATACGAAGTAAGAGGTGATAGTCTTTTTCAGTTAGGTATAAATACTCCTAACCTTTCTGTGAACTTAGGGGTTACTAACCAACCATACTTGTCTTCTTATGTTACAACAATCGGGGAGTTAGGTATGTACAAAACTTTATTAGACAATATGTCTGACTTATTGAACCAATTGAACAAATATACTTTGAAGTATCAGTTCAACCAGTTGAACCATAGACTTCACATTTTAACAAATGTTAAATATGATGTGATTATGGAAGCTTATGCTAATATACCACAGGAAAATCTTTTCAATGACGATTTGTTCTTCAAATATTGTGTTGGGTATGCAAAAACTGCATTAGGAAATATGGTTGGAAGATATGATTTTACTTTGCCCGGTGGTGTGAAGATAGCATCAGCAGACTTAATCTCACAAGGAAAAGAAGAAGTAAAAGAAGTTGAAGAAGAAGTAAAAGGACAATCAAACTCAGCATGGTTCTTTATGGTGAAGAAATGACTTAACCTATTAATAATCAATAAGTTAGTACGTCGTGCTTGGAATAGACAAGAGGTCCAGACTAAGTAGAGAAGAAATAAAAAACTTAATATCATGAAATACTTAAAGAGATATAACGAAAATTTTAAAGGTTTTGCTAATGTTGATACTAGTCAAGAAGCTTTCAATAGATGTCAAAACTTATCAGAGGACGAATTATTAAAAATATTAAGAGAAAATTGTAAAAACTTTTCACTTAGTAATGACCTTTTATATAGAAATAAAGAATATTCTGGTGATTTTCAATTATTTAAACCATATAAAAGAAGAGCAAACCCAGTAACTTTTCCAAAATTCTTTAATAGAATAGAAGACGATTCAAACTATCCCGTTAAAAGAAAGTTGTCTTTGATAGGTGGTACGAATCCATCATTCATATCGGATTTGTTCCGGGATAAAATGGCAAGCAATATCAATAGCGATTCAGATTTTACAGTTTATATAGTTATACCATTTGATAATTCTAAGATTGTTTTTTGTCCAGTTCCGGATTTATTATTTTTAGACGATAGAACAAAAGAAGAATATGTGAGTGGTGAGCCAGTTAGTGATAAAAACTTTGTGATGGTTGAATATACAAAAGACTTTAAAATTCCTGAGGAAGAGTTAAGTAAACTACCCGGTCATAAATCATCTCATTCGGGTTATGAGTTTTTTACATCCAGTAATTGTTTACTAATTCATGAATCATATATAGATATTTTAAACCAAATTTAAATTAATAAAACCAGTCAATTGACTGGTTTTATTATTTCATCTATTCTCATTTCTCTCCATTCGTCTAATGTAACGAAGTAGTTCGAAGCAGGCATGTATCTTTGTCCTTGATCGTTCATCACATCGACTATACTCATTCTATCAGGACCAAACTGATCCATAAGAACCGTATACTGCTTTCCGTAAGTAAATGTTTCCCAATTCTTTGTGATACAGACAATGATGTCGTCTCTTTTTAAGAGTTTAGTAGAAGATGTATTTTTCATCCTCTTTGATACAATAGATTGAGATAGGATAGATTCTCAAATCGTCGTTGCTTTCGTCAATCATAAATCTCATAGTACCATCTATAATCTCAGGGTTGATTATCTTAACCGTTGCGTTGTGTAGTCCTTTAAGAACGGTATAAGAAACTTCATCCATTTCTTCAGTAAGAACCATATAGTTTTCTTTTCCCTGGATCTTTCCAGCCAATCCTTCGATGAAGTAAGACTTCTCGATTATTCCTCTGAGTGCATCTGTTGCAGAACACTCTACTTTAATTTCATGCTTTACCATTTCAAATCTTTTTGTTTATAGTCTTTGTATTGGTAAAATAGGAAAAGTTTACCCGTGATAAATGATGTTTATCGATGTTATCTCAGTATCATCACTTGGATAGATTTCTTTGAAGAGCTCATATCCTTCGTGTAAAGAATAGTTGTCAAATCCTTTGTTTATCTTTTTGATGATTGGGATAAGAGAATTTATCTGCGTGTGTGTCACCTCAATCTTTTCACGACTCTCTTCTGTGTCTATTACTAAAAAACCTCTCATATAAGTTCTTATTTTTACTTATATATAAGTTTTTTCTTACACCAATAGATTTTTTATTTCTTCAGAACCATCAGGATTCGCTGAATGTATTACGTATTCTGGGAATTTAATTTTTCTTTCATTACAATAACTTAGCAAAAACTTAGCACAGTCTAATCCAGTATAAACACGATTCTCGTCAAGATTAAACCATTCTTCAAATGGTAGACTTTCTTTAAGTTCTACAACATCTGCTAAGTCATAATCAAATGTTACCAAATCTGGAACACCATTATCTTCTATCCATTTTATGAATTGACCATATGAACGAACTATTTCCCATTCTTCATGGAATATACGACAATCTGCCCTATGATACATATAAGTAGCACAATCTCTGGGAATACGCCAATCGTCTAAAAATAATCGTTTCATAGTGCAAACATAAGGATAAATTTTAATATATATATTATGATCCGACTTAGGACCGGAATAGTTAGAAGCCCCAACGGGTAAACTATTGAAACCACTGAATTCGCTCCTCAGTGGTTTCGTTTTTTAATAAACTTTTTTTATTTAAACTTTAATAAAAATAATATATAAAACAAATAATAAAAAACAATTATGGAAAATACAGAACATATTTTAAAAGAAAACCCGGGAAGATTTGTACTTTTCCCGCTTAAGTACCACGATATCTGGGAGATGTATAAGACTGCTGAGCATTCATTTTGGACGGCCGAAGAGATTGACCTAGCACAAGACTTAACTGACTGGGATGAAAAGTTGAATGACGATGAAAGACACTACATCAAAAATGTCCTTGCTTTCTTCGCAGCATCTGATGGTATCGTAAACGAAAACTTAGCAGAGAACTTTGTGAAAGAAGTTCAATATCCAGAAGCGAAAAGCTTTTATGGTTTTCAAATCGCAATGGAGAACGTACACTCTGAGACTTACTCTCTTTTGATTGATACTTATATCAAAGACGAAAAAGAAAAGGATCATTTGTTTAACGCAATCGATACGGTTCCTTCTGTAAAGAAGAAAGCTGATTGGGCTTTAAAATGGATCGATTCAGAATCATTTGCAGAACGTTTAGTAGCTTTTGCTGCAGTAGAAGGTATCTTCTTCTCAGGATCATTCTGTTCTATCTTCTGGTTAAAGAAAAGAGGTTTAATGCCTGGTTTAGCTTTCTCTAATGAGTTGATTTCAAGAGATGAAGGTTTGCATTGCGAGTTTGCTTGTTTGTTACACAACAAACACATCACAAACAAAGTAAGTCAAGAAAGAATCACAGAGATTATTACTGAAGCTGTTGAGATTGAAAAAGAGTTTGTAACAGATTCTTTACCTGTATCTCTTATTGGAATGAATGCAAAGTTGATGCAACAATATATTGAGTTCGTTGCTGACTATTGGTTAAGTGAACTTGGTTGTAAAAAATTCTATAACGCTGAAAATCCTTTCGACTTTATGGATATGCTTTCTTTACAAAACAAATCAAACTTCTTTGAGAAAAGAGTGTCTGAATATCAAAAAGCATCTGACAAGAATATCGACTTCGATAACATGGACGATGACTTCTAAATATAAAGAAAATATAAAATGCCTGCTTATATAAAGAGCAGGTATTTTTGTTTAAACATATTATGTTGTTTTTAATATAATATAAAAAATAATAAATGTAAATGACAGAAAAAGTAAACGAACGTGTGAGCTACAAAGTTAAAGACATCTCTCTTGCAGAATTTGGAAGAAAAGAGATTAGACTTGCAGAGGCGGAGATGCCAGGATTGATGGCAATACGTAAAGAATACGAAGAAAAACTTCCTTTAAAAGGAGCTAGAATCGCAGGATGTCTACATATGACTATCCAAACTGCAGTTCTGATTGAAACTCTTGTAGAATTAGGTGCAGAAGTATCTTGGAGTTCTTGTAATATTTTCTCTACACAAGATCACGCTGCGGCAGCAATCGCAGAAGCTGGAGTTCCAGTATATGCTTGGAAAGGAATGAATGAAGAAGAGTTTGATTGGTGTATCGAACAAACAATCAACGCATTCGAAGGTGGTAAATACCTTAATATGATTTTAGATGACGGTGGTGATTTAACAAACTTAGTTTTTGACAAATATCCACATTTAGCAGAAGATATTAAAGGTTTATCTGAAGAAACTACAACAGGAGTTCACAGACTTTATGAAAGAATGAAAAACGGAACTCTTTTATTACCAGCAATCAATGTAAACGATTCTGTTACTAAATCTAAGTTTGACAACAAATACGGATGTAAAGAATCTTTAGTAGACTCTATTCGTAGAGCAACTGACGTTATGATGGCAGGTAAAGTTTCTGTTGTATGTGGATATGGTGATGTAGGAAAAGGTTCGGCGGCTTCTTTACAAGGTGCAGGTGCAAGAGTTATTGTTACTGAGATTGATCCTATTTGTGCTTTACAAGCAGCAATGGATGGATTTGAAGTAAAAAAACTTGACAATGTAATCCATTTAGCAGACATCGTAGTTACTGCAACAGGAAACAAAGACATTATTAAAGGTAGACACTTTCTTGCGATGAAAGATAAGACTATCGTTTGTAATATTGGACACTTTGACAATGAGATTGATATGACTTGGTTAAATAAAAGCTATTCTAAGATTGAAGTTAAACCACAAGTTGATATCTATGATGTAGAAGGAAAAGACGTTATCGTATTGGCAGAAGGAAGACTTGTGAACTTAGGTTGTGCTACAGGACATCCATCATTCGTAATGTCAAACTCTTTCACAAACCAAGTTCTTGCACAGTTAGAACTTTGGAATAACTCTGATAAATATGAGAATAAAGTTTATACTTTACCTAAACATTTAGATGAGAAAGTAGCCAGACTTCACTTAGAGAAGATTGGTGTAGAATTAGATGAACTTTCTAAAGAACAGGCTGATTATATTGGTGTTGCAGTAGAAGGACCATACAAAAACGACGAATACAGATACTAAGATGAACGTTCTTTCTTTATTTGATGGTATGTCTTGTGGACACATTGCTTTAGAAAAGCTTGGTATTGAAGTTGATCAATACTTTGCATCTGAGATAGAAGAAGCTTCTATTAAAGTAACTATGACAAACTATCCAAATACTATTCAAATAGGAGACGTTACTAAAGTGAATGGAAAAGATCTTCCAAAAATCGACTTGTTGATTGGAGGAAGTCCTTGTCAATCACTATCCAATGCTGGAAATGGCTCTGGTTTTGACGGTAAGAGTGGGTTGTTCTATGAATGGGTAAGACTTTTGAAAGAATGCCAACCAAAATACTTTATGCTTGAGAATGTAAAGATGAAGAAAGAATGGCAGGCGGTTATTACTGATATCTTAGGTGTAGAACCAATTCTTATCAATAGTAATCTTTTTTCCGCTCAGAATCGTCAGAGACTTTATTGGACTAATATTCCAATGAATACTTTACCTGATGATAAAGAGATTTACATCGAAGACATATTAGAAAGTGGATTTGATAAAAAGTATTGGTTACCTGAAAAGAACGCTGGATTGCTGAGCAAGAAAGTTGATATAACTGGTGCACCCGATATCTGTTGTATAGATGTTTACAACAAACGATATAAGAAGGATAGAAAAAGTCCTACTTTAACACATCCTTGTCATAACTCTTTAAGACTTTTACAAGATGGTAAGTTCAGAAAGCTAACGCCCATTGAATGTGAGCGACTTCAAACTGTTCCGGATGGATACACTAAAGGAGTTTCAGACACACATCGATATGCGATGCTTGGAAACGGCTGGACTGTAGATGTTATAGCACACATATTTAAAAACCTCGTTTAAGACGAGGTTTTTTTGTTTTTATAAAATAATATATAACGTATGAAGATATTAAGATTTGAAGAGTTTGAAATAAACGAATCTCTACCTAATAAGAAAACGGTAAATCAGTTGAAAAAGGTTATGAAGCAGTCTGCTAAAACAGATATTGGAAATCGTATTTCGGACATGAACAAACAGGGAGCAAACCTACACTATATGCAAAATCCTATCGAGACTGGCATTGAATCGAAAGAAGACTATGACGAACACAACAAGAAATTCGTTTCTTCTTGGAACCTAAAAGGTATGTTAGGACCATTCAAAGGAGAAGACAATAAACAAAACAAATAAATATTTAAAAGTGATTTATTTAGAAAAATATTTGGATTTTATGAGTAAAGGAATATTAATACCTATTGGTGGGGCCGAAAGTAAAGGATCTAAAGTAGATATAGATAATAGTATTCTATCAGAAGTTATAAAAGTTTCTAAATTTGGAACGGATTCAAATATTATAATAATTCCAACCGCATCATCTTATCAAAATGAAATAGATTCTGAATATAGAACTACTTTTGAAAGATTTGGATGTAAAAATATAAAAACATTATTCATATCATCAAAAGATGAAGTAGATTCTGCTGATAATTTGGATCTATTAAACAATTCAAATATTTTAATGTTTTCAGGTGGTAATCAATCAAAAATAAGTGAATGTTTTTTAGGTACTAAATTTTTAGAATGTTTAAAAAATAAATTTAACTCAGAACACTTTGTTTTGGTGGGTACATCAGCAGGAGCAATGTGTATGTCAGAAAACATGATAACTGGCGGTGATAAAAATGTTAAATGTGGAATAGGTCTTTCTTTAATACCCGAATTTATAATTGATAGTCACTTTATCGAAAGAGATAGACTCGGTAGACTAGTTGAGGCAATTTCTATTTATCCAAATAGAATTGGTGTTGGTTTGGCAGAAGATACAGCAATCATAATAAAGAATGGTAAATTTAGGGTTATAGGATCTGGCAATGTTACCGTTTTCGATTCCAATGATTTGAAAAATGATTTAGAGTTTAGCGTTTTATCGTCAGGTGATACATTTAATATTAAAAATATATAAATAATATGAAATATCTAAGCAAATACGAAAGTTTTTTAAATATCATAAAAGAGGCGGTATCCAATAGAAAGTTGATTCTTCTATCAGGACCTAGTGCTTCCGGAAAGTCATATCTGGCGGAAAAAACTTTAGGTGCAAAAAATTGGTACGAAGGAGATACTTCTGTAGCTTTGATTGGAACCGACAACTTTGGTGGTGAATCGAAGAAGACATTTCCAATGTTCTCAAAGTTGTTGAAGGAATTTGGTTGTCCGGAACTGGCTAAGTTTAAAGGAGACTGGTATTGGCTTATAGAGCTTTACAAAGATGACTACAAGAAATGGCAAGAAGTTGCATCAGATGAAGAGAAGAAGAAATACGAAGAACTAAAAAGAAAGCTTCCTTTTGAGAAGTCACAAGACGAAAGTAAAAACTTTCCACACTACGGAAAGGATGGTAGGATTTGTGGAATGGCTTGGACAGCACACCTGTTACCAGAATCAGTAACCACCATTATATTCGACGACATATCAACAGGAATAGAAAACTATTTCAAAGTGCAAGACATTCTTGCTTTCACTCCATTGGATTGGATGATGAAGAACATCAAGTCTAGGGAAATCAATGTGAACGAAGAAGGAACTACCTTATATCAATATTGTGATTGGTTTATGGCAACAGACAAACCAGACTTAGATAATAAGATGTATACCGCAGAAATACTGACTGAGCTTTTAACAGAAGCAGGTCATGACAATCCAAAAGAAATACTAATCAGATTAGGAGTAAAAGGAGAGTTAGAGAATGAATTTTATATAACAACAAAACCAGGAGTTAAACCTGAAATTATTGTAAACACAAGAGACAAATCTACAGGAAGAGCAATCGGAATAGATGACTTATCGATATAAAAAATTAATATATAAACTATGAAATATTTAAAAACATTTGAAGGCTACAACGATAAGAGTTTAGCAAGAGAGATTGCAGAAGACTTACTTCCACAACTACAAAAGATTAGAGACGAAAAAGGAATCTTTACCGTAAGTATGTTCGACAACTTCATGGAAGAAAGAAAAGGAGATATGAAATTGACTGACGAAGTTATTTCAGAACTTGTTGATTTAGGATTCCAATTCGACTATGATGATTCAGAAGACGAATATGACAGAGATCCTTTTGAAGGATACCCAGGAATGGAATACAGCTTAAACTAAATAAAAAAGAGACTCAACTGAGTCTCTTTTGTTATTTTAAAACCATATATTTTACACCATCAACAATCTTAACGACATATTTACCAGTGTCTTTTTTCTCGACTTTTTTAGTAGCACGCTTAGACGCAGTTGCACCTTTAACACTTTTTTCAGCCTCACCAAATTTGTTTTTTAAAACTTCCCTCATTGAATATCTTTCCATAGCTTTTCGTTTTTAGATTGTCTTACAAAGATAAGAATCTTTTTGAATGTGGTCACTATAATATATAGAATATGAAAATAAAGAAATATACACAGTTTTTAAACGAATCAAGTGGGTTTAGTCTTGGTTGTGTTATGATAGAAGTTCCGGTATCAAACTGGGAAGAAATAACATCATCTATTACAGAAGAAGATCTTTATACAGATGAAGGAAAGCCAGGTATTCAAGATAATCCTCATGTTACTATTCTTTATGGATTACACGAAGAAGTTTCTTTGAATCAAATAAAATCTGTATTTGAAGGACTAAATGAGCGTATAGATATAAAGATAGAAGGAATAGGAGTATTTGAAAATGAAAACTTTGATGTAGTAAAATTCAATGTTGTTCCAATCGGTACTTTACAAAGTCTACACGACAAACTTTCCGAATTTCCAAACTCTAATGAGTATCCAGAATACGAACCACATATAACTATAGCTTATGTTAAAAAAGGAAGTGGTAAGAAATACGAAGACTTAGAATACAGACATAGTGTTGATAATGTTAATGAAGTATGTTATTCAATACCAGGTGGTTCCAAAGAATATTTCAAAATCTAATAAACTTATACATCAAATATTTATAGAAAATAAAAAATGATTGAAAGTATTTTGTATCGTGTTATTTTTGGCCGAAAATATATGAAAAAAAATCGAAATAACCTAAACTTTTAATCACATTTTTAATATAAATAATAACTAAACAGAGAGTTTAGTATTAAAAACAAATAAAAAGCAATATTATGGCAAATGAAATGGATGACCTATTTAATGGAGGTTTAGACAGCAAAATGGACTTCTTAAATGAAGTAAAATCAGGTAACAACAACGACGGAATCTACAGAGTGGATCTTAAATTGGCAAAAGACGAAAAACGTGGATGGAGATCTGTAGTAAGATTTTTACCTAACTTAACACAAGAAGGAAAGATTGGACAATCTGCGATTGAAAAAATCTCTCACTATGTAGACATCAAATCTGCGAAAGAATTAAGTGGATGGTTTGACTCAGCGAAAAACTTCAATGAGAAATGTGCATTGACAGATTTGTATTACCAAATGCAAAACTCTAAAAATGCAGTATTGATTGAGAAATCAAAACAGTTAAAGTTTTCTAAAAAATACTACTCTTACGTTTTAGTATTAGAAGATGAGCAACAACCAGAATTAGTTGGTAAGATCATGGTTTTCCAATACGGTAAAACTATTAAAGACAAAATCATGGCTGAGAAAAACGGAGAAATCTCTGGAGTACCTTGTAATGTTTTTGACTTATCAGCTGGTAAAGAATTCGTTCTTGTTGTTAAGAAAATCCAAACTGGTGATGAAACATACCCAGATTACAAAGCAAGTATGTTTAGAGGTGAAACAACTTCATTACCAATCTTCAAAGGTGGTGTTTTCAAAAACGCTCCATTAGAAAATGGTAAGATTGCACCAAACGTACAAGGTGTTGTTAAAAACTTCTTGTTAGAAAGAACTGTTGAGTTAGAAGATTTCGCTCCAAAGAAATTATCTGAAGAACAACAAGTTAAAATCACAGAGATTAGTAACTTCTTAACTGGAAAAGCTAGTTCTTCTTTTTCAAGTGCGAAAGCTGAATCTAAGCCATCATCTGATGACTTCTCTTTTGAAGAAAACTTCTCAGAAAAAACACCAGCTACATCTACAGCATCTGCAGATGAAGATGATTTTTTCGCAGACATTTAATATTTTAAATATTGATATAAAAATCCTTGGCAAAAAGTCAAGGATTTTTTTTTATACCTAAACAAAAGGAATATCAAACTATATAATAGATAGTAAAAAATATAATCATATTATTATGAGCTTTAACAACAGGACATTTAAAGACAACAGAACAGGAGAAGTGGTAAAAGTAATCGATTCGTTCGAAAACATCGCTATTCTTGAAAACAAAACTAAAATTGATACAAGACGACTTATGGACCCAAATCATTTTACGGAGCAAGTTGATCCATCTGCATTTTTTAACACACAAAACGCATACAATGATTTATTTGAAAAAATAAAAACTATTCCGTCAGAAAACATTCCAGATGAGAATGGTGAGGTTAGACCAAACGTAAATATCGACAACAACTATAGACCTCCTGTGGAAGATGATAGTGCTGTGATATATGGTAGTATCGATGATGAGAAAGAAGAGTTGGCTAGAAAATATGGAATAAATCCAGACAACACACAATCAGTTGCTAGACAGAATGAAGCATTTGCAAAGATATTAGAAGATAGTGAAGAACTTGATGAACTACCAACTATACCTGAACCAAGAAAGATTGTCAATGATGAACCACCGGTTCAAAGAGTTGAAATTGATAGAGATAATGGAACAGTTGTAGTAAATGGACAAAATTCAGAACCAGTCTATACAAAACCTAAAGAAGATCCTATCTATACAATGTTTAGAGGTGTAAAAAGATCTGTTGAGTTTAGCTTAGACCTAAAACTAGAAAACAAAATACCTAGATTAGACTTTATAGAAATGATGGAAGACTCTTATGAGAAAAGCATCATTGACTTTTTAGCAGACGAATTTATGTCAGAGCTTTTTAAAGATCCTAAGTCTTTAAAAGAAAGTATCAAGGTAAAAATAAAAGATATGGTTTATGGAAAACCAGTAGCTAAGAGATCTACTACCAAAAAACCTGTTGCTAAAAAACCTGTCGCTAAACCTGTCGCTAAACGAACAACACCTAAAACGGATATATCAGAAACGCCAACAGACAACATGCCTGGACATAGAAATCCACCGGCAGCACCTAAAAAAACTAGGGTAAAAAAAGAAACAGAACAGCAATGATAGAAGAAAAATTCCTTGTGGCTGCGGTCAATATTAAAAGAAGTTATTTAAAGCTGACCTCAAACTTAGATTTCTATAAAAGAAGAGCAGAACAAACTTTAGAAAAACTACAAGACGCATATAATCAGGTAGAAGATCTAGAAGGTGAAATAGCCGAATTGAAAAAGAAAAAAGATACAAACGTAGATCCAAACCTGACATCAAAGGTTTTGGATATATTGGCAGAGATAGAACGAGAAGGAAATAAGATTGAAAAGTTTGTCGAACCTCTAAACAAAGAGATAGAAAAACTTGCGATGGAAGAACAAGAGCTTTATCGAGTAATAGTCGAATCACATCCGAATCTATCAGAAGAACAGATTGTGGAATCTGTAGGACTTAGATTGAAAAAAGAAGGCCTCTCATAATAATGAGAGGTTTTCTTTTTTTATATATAACAAAAAGATTTCAATTCTCAAATGGCTAAAATTTCAAAGTATGTAAAGTTAGATAAAGACATCTTATTGGAGTACATATACAACGATGGAAACATGATCGGTGATCAGTATAAAATACTCGTGGATTCTAGAGACAACAGAAGGTCTTATATTGCAGGAGATTTAAGTTCTACAGGAAATACAAACATCAAAGGTCAGGAAAACCAGTTATTTAGATTGGATCAAGTATCAGGAAGATACGGTATTGTAAACCCAGAATATTACTCTTATCTACAATACAAAGAATTTTCAGCGAGTATTCCGGTAAGACACGATACAATAAAGGTTCATATACCGATAAACTGGACGTTTGGTGAACATTTAGGATTCTATATAAGAGTATATGGACTTGATGAGACGAACACAAACCCATTTGAGATATCCAACTTTTACTTTGACATGACTAACGTGTCTCAGCAGTATCTTTTAAACTATTCTGCACCACCACTTCTTTTTCAGGAAAAACTTTGGGGTAAAAATATACAGATAGAAGTTCCTGCGATAAACGAACTCGCGGCACAAAAGACAGATGGTCTACCTAAAGAAAATAGTATAAACTCAAATCTTTCTAATGGTATAGGATTAAGTATAACTGCACCTATATTCATAGACTTCTATTTTATCGATGGTATCCAGAAAGTAAACGGAATAACCAGTTATATACTTGCAGGAAAAGTAACGACTACTATTCCACAAGCACCAGAGTTTGAAAGATTGGCACTTATGGTACAACATTCAACTCAAGGAGACTTCTTTGAGATATACGGAACATACAACGACAACATAGCAGAGTTCAAAAAGTTCATAGATGATTCTGTGAAGATGGGACATAGATACTACGTTCAATACAACATAACAACATACGAACAAAACATTAGGGGTAAGACTACTACAGTTACAGTTCATGATGGATTCAACGAATCTATCGAGTATAGACCTATTATAAAGTTCTCTACAACGACAGCCATAATAGATGTCGAGATGAGACTTGTAGACTCTGTGGACGACTCTTACATACTTAGAAGAGCATCTTATGGTATGTTACAAGATGAAGTTTCTAAATATAGTACTAACATGCTTAAAATAAATCTTGTGAATGCATCTAAACCTAAAGTTTATAATGTTAAGAATGCAATCGATGCTTCTTTATTAGGTGTTACAAATGCAATGGGTAGAACTACAAAACCAAGAGGAAGAATAAACCAAACAACATCAAGTGGTGCAGGTTTCAATGTAGGAATTGCAGTGAATAAAGGTGATTTTGGTAGTGGAAATGGATTTGGTGCTGGAGTAGGTGCTAATGGTGGTGCTGGATTTGGTGGTAATGGAAGTGGAAATGGTAACGGAAATGGTAACGGAAATGGTTTAGGTGGACAAGTTAAGATAGAGACTATAAAAGTTCCATATCCAGTTCTTATAGACAGAGCAAATATAATCGGTAAGTCTGATAACTCTATATTTAATAACAATGTTTTCTACGGAAACGCAAAGATGCAAATAAAGATTTATCCATATGACAACATAATCAAATTCATAATAGCATCTGGTGATCCACTAAAACCTGACTATTTAGATATGACAGGATTGGGAGAAATAAAGATGACATTTAGAAACGATAATACTACAGAAGAGTTTACTCTTTTGGCAGAATCTACTGATATAAACTTAAAATTAGGTCAGGTTGTATTTAAAGTACCACAATCTAAAGTGATATCTATAAAGAAAATATACGAATCAGGAGTAAATCTATTCTATATCATAGCGAGTAGTCAAGAAAACGTTTCTGTAGTATATACAGGACTATTCCAGATATTCGACAATCTTGCAAATGTTTCTACTCTTAATAAAGATTCTGTTACAGAAGGAAACAAACCATCTATTAACCAAGATCCTAATTTACCGAAAGAAACTGCGGTTGTTACTAGAAAACTTATTACTGGAGAAACAGTACCAACTAAAAAGGGAGGATAAAAATAATAAAAAACGATGAGATTAAGTAGTCAGAATAGTCAGTTCATATTCAACCTTCCTGGTGATTTTATAAAACCAGAAACGATAAACACGTATCAACCAATTTTGGAGAAGAACTGGGTTCAGTACGAAAATGTCATCGATTATCTAAATTCGACAATCAAATCTGTTAACTTTCCAGGTATGTCATTTGAGATGCCGAAGCAGATTTTGATGAGAGGTAAGGAACGTCAGTTTAAGCCAGCAAAGAATGTTCAAGATATTACGACAACACACGATTTAACGATTACTTTTAGATCTGTGGATTCCGATTTGAACTATTGGCTTATGTTTGATTTACTTTCTAAGCATTATATGGACGTAGAAAACTCGTTCTTGAACCCATTCACAATAACGTGTGTGGATATACACAGAGATGCTTTGTATGTGATAAGATTCTATGAGATAATATTGAAGTCTTTGTCAGAAAACACATTTAACTATTCTTCACAAAAAGTAACAAGTAAAGACTTCACTCTTGCCTTCCATTTTAACTTCTATGATATAGAGTTTATGTTAGACAAAAGTAAAGTTCTGGAACTTGGTGCGTTGCCACAGATTATTCAACGTCTTTAATCTTTGGATAAAGCTTGTCGATAGAGTTCTTTCTTTTCCAAGATTTTGACAAGACGTAGTTTTTAAGGTTATTACCTATTTCTAAATCTATGCTTTTAGAAATCTCTTGTGAAAGTATCTTCATAAGCTCGTCTTCTGCGTTTATACTATTTTTATTTTTCATTAGAGCCACCAAATTGCAGTCTTCCAATATTCACGTTCTGGGTGTTCATATACTTCTCCTTTATATTTAGAATTGAAATAGTCTTTGTTTGGTAAATCTGGATATCCTGATGTATCTTGACAATAATTGTCAAAAATAATTATTCCACCTTTTTTTACAAACTCTTCGGATATCTGTAGAGCATCTGCTCTATATGATCCATCGACTATTATACAATCCCACTTTTTATTCAGAGTTCTAATATAATTCAAATAGTTTTCTTTATTAGGATGTGCTTGTGTGGCGGAAAGTGGACATTGTACAACCTGCATTGTATAGTTTTTCTTCTGATTTTCATTCAGATATTCTATTATTTCATCTGCCCAAACAGAGTCATTTTCTAATGTATCAACACTCTTACAATTATAAGAATACCAAACCGTTGAGCAACCGCCTCCCCATTCGAATACATCCCAGTTTTTATAGTTCATTTTTAATAATACATCAAGACAAGGCTTGGTATACCAAGGTAAAATTAGACCACAACTCTGGTCTACAAACTGAATTTCATTAGGATTTTTAAACATTTTTAAATATTATTTTTTTTGAAATAACGAGAAGCCATTCCTTAAATTTAGATTATCATAAAGTGTATTGTAACAACCACTTTCAATTATCTCTTTTCTTATTTTGGAACATTTGAGAATAGAGCTATCATCCAACGCCACAATTCTTGTTCTGTCTTTAAGTTTTATCCATTCCGGGTAAGTAGTATATTCACCACCATCTAAAATTAAAAAATCGATTTGTTCTGGCAATTCGGATAATACTTTTTTTGAAATCTTTAGTAGTGAAAGGTCTTTATCATACCATAATCGTGCATGCTCATCTATGTTAAAATCTATTTCACTATGATTGAACCAAAAAACATCCTCAAAGTCTATTATAGAACCATTTAGTAATGTTACATAGTCGGATAATTGTTTATTCTGTCCTGATTTGTTTAAAACATTTACCGAGTTCAAATTTGCCAATGCGGTATTATACATATCTTCATACATCTCTATAGAGATAAAGTTTTTATTCTCATTACTTTCTATGATTGCTCTTATAACACAATTTGTAGAACCTAATCCATTCCATGTACCAATCTCTACAATGTTTTTAACATCATCTCTTTTTGAAACTTCGAAAATTAAGTCTCCTGCAATATCACCTAAATTTATTTGACCACTCATTATTTATTTTTTATTTTTTTGTCTATTTGATTCTTTTTGCAGGAACTCCTACATAAGTACCGCTTTCTGTTATGTTTTTAACAACACCACTGTTTAGTCCTACGATTATATCGTCTGTTATTTTAGTTTTTTCTCTTACTGAACTATTTGATCCTAAATACACAGAGTCTCCTATTTTGCAATTTCCGGATATAATCGAACCAGGCATGGCACTGAAGAAGTCGCCTATAACAGAATCATGTCCAATTTGTACTCCTCTGTTAAGAATACAATGACTTCCCAATTTTATGTTTGTTGTTAAAATAGAATATGGTCCAATATAGGTTCCTTCTCCTATTACTATATCGTCGGATATAATTGCGGTCGGATGCACAAACGAAAAGTATTTTGTATTCTTAGGAAGACTTTCTTTGACCTTTCTTCTTAAATTTGACTCTCCCAAACAAATCATCATTTCATATTTATCTGGATTAAAATCGCTTATAGGCTTTAAAAAATCGTTGCTGAAATCATCATCAACAAATATATCGACTTCCTCTTTCAAGAACAGAATCACTTCGCGCGCATGACCACCATATCCAAATATTGCTTTTTTCATTATCTTTCTTTTGTGTATATTTCAAATTTTGATAAATCAGGGTATGGTAATTCCAAATCTTCATTCTTTTTAGGAGTTCCATCAGTATTGTAAAATTGACCCATCAATAACATACCTCTCGCCGCAAGCTCTGGCATCATATAGAAGTTCCAACCTAGCATATCAAGATTGTCATCATGATAAGAACATTCTCTCCTACCACTATAGCGCGCTCTTTTGAACCAGTGATATGCCTCTAGGCTATCGGTTAGTATTGCACCACCCTTACTCAGTTTAAAGTGCTTGTAAGGACCTGTAAATGATATACA